TGGCCAAGCTGGCCATCAGTCTGTGGCTTGACGTGGAGTGGTTCCGTCCTGACCCGATAGGGGGGAAGGGGGCGACGTTCCTTCGAGATATCGAGTTGGTGCGCTCAGTCGATCTGGTGTTGACATATTTCTCCACCACCACGCTGATCGGCGGGACAGCACACGTCGTCGAGAAGGCGATGGACTTGGAGACACCGGTCTATGCATATGGCTTCACCGGAGATGGCTTTATGCGTGTCGGTGAGCATGATTCGCATGACGCATGGGGTCGATCAGTCCCAGGATAGAGCGCCGGGGGGCTGACCCGACAAAGGCACTGCTCTATCGCCCCCCGGCGGACTTGGTCCTACCATCCGGCCCCCCTGTGTCGAGGGTCGAAATAGACCGCTGTGATTGTCGCGCATCTGAGAGCATGTTGGCTAGTCGCACCATCTGCTTTGATCGCCAGCCACGTGGATACTTCAGGAAGGCTCGTTTGACCGCTCCATCACGCAGGCGTCGTACCGGAGCGGTCCATGATGGATCGGAGCGACGGAGCTCATAGCGCCTCTGGCGATCACGTTGGCAGGCTCGACAGACCGGCCACTGCTGACCTGCCACATAAAGACCGACGATCTCTGTGGGATGACCCTTTGGGCAAAGGTCCTCATGGACGCTGACGTCATGGGGTGTCCAGTTGCAATACTGGCACCGCATCTATCAATACCAAGCGAGCAACTTATCTACGGCCGACACGATGATCGTTCTGGTGTCGGTGACCGAATAACGTTCTGGCTTGGCGTTACGGATGGCTCGGTCGTTGAGCCATGCCGTCGTATGATCTATCGGCTCAGACAGGATGATCATCCTGTAGGCGACCTCGAACTCCCTCACCGACACTCGGCGTAAACGCCGCATGGCTTTGGTCATCCGATAGCGCGGCCCGTCTTTATCAGCAAGCCATGACTTGAGCTCCGGACTCCACTGAGGTGCCCCACCAGCATCGAGTGCGACCGAGTGCATCCGGATCGGGATGTCCTTCGTCCAGTCATCACGAAGGATGACCATCCACTTGGCGGTGTGTTCGACGACATCTGGAGTGATCGGCATCGATACACGGTATCAAGTCTGCGGACCATGGTGGCTCTTCTCCTCCCATGCCGCTCGCCGTATAGGATCGGTCGGCACGAGGAGCGCACCACAATCAGGACACTTGGGAACCTTGATGCGGGGTGTCTTGAGAGCCCGATGAGCCGTCTCTCGTGGACATCGAGGACAGATGAGGGGGATCCCATATCCCCCGACGGTCATGGCCCCCCGTTATGGCCGTCCCAGTCCTCCATGCTCTTAGCCCTCCGGGACAGGTTGCTGTGGATCTCGCGTCAGAAGCCGCGGGCCACTCTGGGGCCCCCACGATCTAAGTATCGAGCCTGCGGTCTCGACCACGTAGAGGCCTGCCGCTGCGACACCGATCGAGAGCAGGGCTGGCACGTTGGCGACTGGGATGACGATATTGTCAGCGAAGTAGCCCGCGAAGAGCAACAGCCAGATGGGGATGACGCGACCCATGATGTGGGTGCGCAAGAAGGCGGCTACGACGTCGAGTTCGAGGGTCTGATCGCGGATAGCTGCCGCGACTCCTAGGGCGAAGTCCAAGAGTGGAAGGACGATGACCCAGATAGCCAGTTGCCCCGCTTCTGAGTCGAAGAACGCCTTGATGGCTTCCGGCATGACGATATCTCCCTATGTACGGCGCACGACGCTCGAGTGGACATATCCCACTTGGCTAGCTGAAGGGACCCAGACACGGAACCATGTCTTGTTCCCTCCGATGGCCTCGCCTTGTTCGGTGCCACCAGATGTGAGTCGTTGGCGCCCTGCGATCGTGGCGATGACGAACGCCGTGCGGTCAGGATGGAGTCGTACGTTGGCCTTGATCCTGGCCTCCACCCTCTGGACGCGCATGACCACGGCATAGATGCCACCTGAGAACTGACTCGCGAAGCGCTCGACATACTGTTCGGCTTCATGGATCGGCCAAGTGATCCAACCTTTGGGGATACCAGGACGTCTGCCATCGTTGAGTGGGTCGCCGACGCGCACTTTGTCCGGCTGGACAGCCTGATACATGACGCTGTGCAGCCCCTTGAAGTCCTTGTCGCCCTTGAGGTTCTGTGGCAGTGAGTCGTAATCACCGCTCACGACCGCGAAGCGTCCTGCCTTCAGCATCGAGAGCAGTGCGGGCCAGTGGAGGGCATCGGTGAAGTCGAAGGATTCGACGGGGACACCCAGTCTCTCCATGGCGTTGGTGATGCCGCTGATCGTCAGCCCACCCTCCATGTCGCCTGTGAGTCGACGGAAGTGCTCTGGGGTGGGGTCCTTCAGGCCTAGCGTGGCCTGGTCGGTAAGCATGGCTCCCGAAGCGGCACCGCAGTTGGTGGACTGCAGCGGACTGCCAGTGAGTTGCTTCTCGAAGTGCGGCAAGTAAAAACGCATCACATCCTCCTAGCCCATCGGGCCCGCTGGCCAGCGCCACACCGTGGCGTTCCCGGCAAGCACGGGCGCCACCGCCAGCGCGCCGACGAAGGCCAAGAGGGTGCCGGCGACGCGCGGACCACCATAGAATCTCGTCACGCTGTCCTCCGTAGCGTCAACTCATCCCACGCCCATGCCGTCACGATGATCGCTGACGCCACCCTCAGGGAGAGGGACACGAACGACACCATCACCTCTATGACCGCACCATCCAACGTGAGGAGATGTCGAGCGAAAAGCGTCCAGAGGCCGAGGATCGCGAACATGACCAAAGCCATCTTGGCTGCGAGTATGTTCGACCGTCCATCCCAGAATCTGACCACCAAGATGACCATCAAGATGATGTGGATGGCGACGAGGATGTTGAGAGACATCAACCCATCGTTGATCGTGATCAGGTCATCCATCTTTCAGTCTCGCGACCCCGGCTAGCGTGAGAGCGGATGTCGTCAGTGTGGCCAGGAGTGCCACCAAAGTCCCTTCGCTCAGAGCATAGTCCTTCTGGATGAGCGGAAGCAACACGACCGCGACGATGACGAAGACCATGGTCCCGACGATGACGGCGACCGAGACAGCCCTGATCTTGGCGAGTAGGCGCTGTTCCTCTGGCGTCGGCTTCGACATGCGTGCTCCGTTCATGGTCTTGTCTGCGAGCGGCGCACTGCACCTCACCCATATCGATGACAACCCCCGGTCTTGGTGGCCGACCTCCTGCTTTCTATCTATACCAGCCATCCAGCCGATCTAGGCTTTGATGATACGGATGTATCCGGGCATGTAGTTACCCGCCCCGCCTGCCCCGGCCTGGATAGTTCCGTTGGAGTCCGCTCGCCATGCGCGCCATGAGTAGGTGTGCGCCGCAGCCGATGGTGTCAGGCGCACCGTGATGAGCCCCGCGGTGCGCCCGCTCGACTGAGTAAGCTGCGCCGTGATGCCAAGAGCAGTCGAGCCGTCGAACAGGTCGATGAGCACACTGGCGGTGCCGCTGCCCGTCACGATGTAAGGCGCCCACAACTCGACGATGATTGCGGTGCTGCCGTTGAACGTGATCTCTGCCGCCGTGACGATCACGTCGGCCCCCGCCTCGGTCGTCGCCGAGACGGCGACTGGCGAAGTGAACTCGACGTAGCTGTATTCACGGCCTGGCGCGATCTCCGCGATCGCCTGTGCCAGCCCAGCCGCCGTGAGGACCGCGTCGATGGCGGCTCCGTCGTCATGGGTGGCAGGTGTCGTTCCCTCTGCTCCTCGTTGGACCGTCAGGGTATTCGTAGCTCGTGAGGTAACGAGCATGAGTTCGTCGTCAACCTTGACGCGGAAGTTACCTGACGATGGGAAGACAGCACCAGAGGCGACATCCACCCCTGTCTCGTTGTCATCGAGAGGCTCCGCGAGTGTCGTGTGGCCAAAGTTAGCGAGCTGCTCTGTCATGTCGTATCTCCGAGGGTATCGTCACCCAGTGTGATCTCGCCGAGGTTGCTTCGTGCCTCACTATCGCCTATCACAGCATCGATCGTGAAGGAACCCATCAAGGTATCAGTGAGGATGGCTTCGATGCTGAAACTCTTGCCCAAAAGCCAAGCATCGACCGTCAGTGAACCACTTGTAAGAGCGCGGATGATCGCATCCGCGGAAGCCGACCCACTGATCACTCTCTTGGCGATGGCATCTACTGTGAGGAGGCCTGACAGCGTCCTCTTCGCGACGGCACTGGCTGTGAAAGAACCTATCTGGCCGATCCTGATGATGCTGTCGACCGTGAAGGATCCAGGCACGGTGTCACTTTCAAGCCACGCGTCGATGACCCAAGATTCCAGGCGGGTACGCATGATGATGGCGCTCGCCGAGAACGAGCCGCTGATCCGGTAGGTGTTCTCAAGTACGGACAGTCTGGAGTCGAGGATCGTGAGAAGGGCTTCGACCGTCGAGCCGGCAGGTAGGGCTCCGATAGCCTCTGTGAGCTCCACGAACGTCGTTGATAGATCGCCGAAGTGATGCTCTGTCCCGCGCTCATGTCGATTGCGGTAGGTCGTATGGCTCATACGATGAAGGCGTTGATGGTGAAGATGCCAGCGATGCAGGCATCGACAGTGAAGATGCCACCCTTGCTGAGCACAGCATCGACCAGGAACGACCCGGAGAACGTCCTCTTGATGACAGCATCCATGACGATGACCTGGTCGCTGATCCACGCGTCGACCGCGAACGTCGCCTTCGTGCGCGTGTAGTCCTCGAGATAGACCAGACGCTGGGCCATGTCTGCCAGCACCCAGTGGATCGGTGTGAACGCTTCGTACTTCCCGACCTTCTCCGAGAGGACTACGTAGAGATCGCTCTCTGGTCCGAAGTGATCCCTGACGCGATGATGCTTCCAGCGCTCACCGATGATCCATGCGTCGATGGTGAACGAGCGAGCAGTGATGACGGCATCGATGGCGAAGGCGGGCAGCGCCGTCTTGAAGATGACAGCGTCGACGACGAACGAGGAGGCTGGCATCTCACTCGCTCACGTATCCGATGGCCCACATCTGATCACCCGTTCCTGGCGCGGTGATGAACGTCACCTGCTTGCTCGTCGGGTCATAGGTGTAATCGATGGTCGGACGCTGGAAGAGGCCGTTGAGGAAGAGGTCGAACTGACCCTGATAGAACGTGTATGGGAACGTGAACGAGGTTCGCGTCCCGTTGGCGGTCTCATCTGGATAGACGGTCGCGAACGACCCTGCAGGCACGCCAGCGCTTGAGTTATCCACCAAGACGGTCGTTTGGCCGATGGTGCCCTTCTGTCGCCGCAACGCCCTCCAGAGATGCCGAGAGTCCGAGAACGAGGTCCCGAACTCACCCTCAAAGCGGACATACGTCTGGCCACCAGGATTTTCGGTCGGCAGGGTCGGGAACGAGACACGGATGCTGCGGCATGGCAGCGTCGTGACCAGTGGGACTCCTGGACTCGGTCCTTGGGTGTAGAGGATGAAGTTCATGAGCATACCCGGGACGACATGTGCGCCGCCAGGGACATCATGGGCGAACCACACTACGTTCATCGTCTCGGTGGGTCGTGAGAGTCCGCCCTCGATGCCTTGTGTCGGGACAGTCCCTGGCGGGCCGTTGATGATGACGAAGGCGCGGTTTTTCACCGATCCCTGGGTCAGGTAGTTCTCCTGCCCAGCCCGTTCCTCGGCATACTGCCAGCGCCCATACAGGTTGCGACGGTCGATGGCGGCCTGCTCTCGGTCAGCGGGCTGTAGCCTTCCGTGCCATGTCGCATCCACGGCTGGCGGGTCAGGATAGCGAGCGAAGACGATGTCGCCTGCTGGTCCACCGGGATTGCGGATCGAAGAGCCACCCCAGACGAGCGCATCGGTCACGACCTGCTCGAAGTTCTCTGAGTACTCGCCCTCACGGAAGCCGATGGTCGTGACGCCGTTGGGGTTCGAGTCTGTGAACGCCCACGGCGATAGCAGCGTCTCGTATTCATGGAGATGGACCCTGAAGTCGGCGTCGATGTAGTAGATGACCCCACCGTTGTCTGAGAAGTCGTCCATCTGTTCGCGCCATGTCTTGCCCTGTCCGACGAAGAGTCCACCGTTCTCCTCTGTCCCATACGAGGTCGTGATGACATCACGGAACGTCGCGAAGTCGAGTCCGGCAGGGACGTCGATGAAGTTCTCCATCAGGTACTTGAAGGCCTCGCTGATGGTGCGCGAGCCAGAGGGCACCTCGAGCGCGCTCGTGGGGTCCGCTGAGTCGTAGAGCACACGCTTATCGAAGAGGATGTTGAAGTCTGGCCCTGTCAGGATCCACTTCCTCGAACGGACCGCGGACGGCACGGATGTGTCATCTGCGGCGAGGAAGTTGCCACGTCCGATGCGCATGAGATAGCCACCGAAGAGCGGCATGCTATCGAGATGGAACGCCAGCTTTTCGCCCGCTGTCGGCGAGAAGTTCTGAGAGAGGTCCCGAGCAGCTAGCTTGAACGAACCCTGGACAGGGTTGGCCTGACTCGTGAACATCGTCTCCTGATAGACGACACGGTCGCTGATCTCTGTCCCGTCGAGCGTGATGGAGATGTCGGATGGTGTCGCCATCAGGTCACCTTCGTGTAGCCAGCGCTGACCGACCCGTAGCCCACCGTGTCGGCTCCGATGACGATGCCAGCGGCATACGCTTTCAACTCATCGGTGGTGTAGAGAGTGGGGTAACGATAGAGCGGATCGATGCCCCAGAAGTTGCCGTTCGCGAAGCGTTCGTTGATGTAGATGGCATGAGCGCCTGTGAAGTTGCTGAGTCGCTTCGAGGCAGGCAGGTTGCTGTAGATGCCTTGCAGGACGGCTCCCTGCCTGGCGTCGATATGCGTGACGAACGCGCTCCAACTCTGGATGCCCCAGCCATAGAACGTCTCGCCCCAGCCGGCAGACCATGCAGTCTCGACATCGTCCAATCCGCCTCCAGTCGACTGGTCGGACTGGAAGCCACGATGATTGGGTGGCGTGTTGCGAGGGGTTCCCGCGAACGCCGTGTTCGCTCCTAGCGTATGCCGGTCAAGGGCCATCGCCGAGCAAGCGAAGATCGCGTTGTAGCCGTCCATCGGCGTGCCCCAGCCGTACTGGAGTTGTGGAGCCGGGCGATAGACCTCACCACCAGATGAAGTCGGGACACTCCCTGCTCGCGTGTACTTCACGAGCAACGATGATGAGATGTCCCTGTCACCAAGGATGCGAAACTCACCGGTCGTCGGGTCTGTCTCGATATAGTCGACGTTCGGTCGCAAGCGGATGCCCTGGAAATAGACCACCAGCGAACCCGCAGCGTATGGGTACTGAGTGATGTAGTACTGCGCCCCAGCATGCTCAGCGTTGTCATAGATAGGGATGTTGGTGACAAGTTGTCCCGTCCCACCGCCACCACTGGATGAGGCCACGGCGGTCGGAAGGGCGTCCCAGACAGCATCAGCAGCCCAGCCGCGAGGCGCCACGATGACGCCACCCGTGGCTCCGTCGATCTCCAGCAGCACGGGTGAGTCGAAGAAATCGGGACTTCCATGGAACTCAGACCCAGCTACGGAGGCCTTCCCAGAGAAGGCTGCCATCGAAGCCCCGGTATACGTGAAGGCCGGCGCCAGCGTCCAAAGAGCGGCGCCATCAGGACTATAACCACCGTACTGACCGGAGCCCGAATACACGATGATGTTGCCTGTGGACTCATCGACACCGACACCATCGGCGATGGCCTGAGAAGCACCAGACGTCTTGGTGACGATATTCTTGATGAACGTCATGGTCGACCCGTCCCACTCGTCCAAGTACCACGTCGATGCTTCCCGTCGGATTAAGTAGAACTTTCCTCGGTCCGGATGGGTGACAAGCCGAAACGATCGGGTGGAGGTCGAGAACACCGAAACGTCAGCCGTAGCTTGTGGTCCACCAGTCGGTCCGTATCGGTGGACTTGATAGAAACCAGTGACCGTTACGCCGGTCCGGGCTATCGGGCGCGACACCATGTAGTACGTGTCACCTGGCCCCTTGGCGAGCCCAGCATAGAAACTGCGATCGTGGAAGAACTCCTCTGTAGTGATCAGCCACTCAGTAGTCGGATCATCGAGATCTTCCCAGATCGCGCTCGCAGCAGTCGTGTGATCGACGGTGATGCCGCCAGGAGACGCCATCCTTATGTTCGAGTCATCCGAGATGTCGAACCACTCGCCACTCGCATGCTGTCCGACCAAGGATGCGTCAGCGCCCTCTATCGGACAGTCGACGGAATAGGCAGGGATAGAACCACTGCCTGTATATCCAGGAAGGGTAGTGAAGTCGAAGATTTGGACAGTGTCGGCGTTTCCGAACTCGATCTTCGCTCGGATCCCATACTGGTCGAGCCTGGGCCCGACCCCCACCCACTCACGTTGTTCGAAACCGTTCACACCAGCGCTAGGATCCCACAACCATAAGGGCCATACGCCAACGGTGAACCCGTAATACCGCCAGGGGCTCTCGTTGTAGGCGTTGATGCGATAACCGCTACCAACTAGATAGTTGTATGGAGAAGCTGGCGGCGTGTTCGGCCAATAACCATAACTTGTTTCCACGTGCCCAAGCCCGGAATCCGGACCCGTCAAGAGTTCACGGAAGAACATGACAGAGCCGGTCCCGGGATCCAACTGGAGCAGGTTGCCATCCCCACCCCAGAACAGGTAAAGGTATCCGTCAGCGAGCACCATCTGCCCATCGCCAGAGAAGAAACTTTGGCTCATGAACGTGGTCCAGAGTGGAGTCCCATCGGGAGAATACTTATGGATACCTACCCATGAACTATCCCAACCCGCTGAGGCGACCTGGGCAAAAGAGTTGACGTATAAGCCAGTGGCGTCAGCCGCCGCGCTCCACACCTCCAGCTCCTCTGTCGCAGGGAACGGTCCCGAAGGATAGGGATCATCGTCAGGGTGTCGATAAGTGCCGACCGCACCAAGCATGTCGTCGTTCATCAACAGATTCCATGTGGGCGGTCCATCGTCTGCAAAGGCGGAGATGAAGGCCCTGTCTCCAGCGGACTGGGCATAGAGCCCCTCGAACGTTGGTCCGTTCGCCCCATCGCTGAAGAACGTGCCCAAGACATAGGTCATCGGTGACGCCCCACCGATGCCACCAGGCCCCTCGGGCGGGATGGTCTCTGAGATATCGAAGGGGGACGGAAAAGCGAACTTCCACAGGTCGGGAACGCCGAAGGGTGTATCGACCCGAAGCGTCAGTTCGATGTCCCAGCGCGGTTCTGTCGGGGTGAGGAACGTGATGGTCGATGAACGGACGGGCAAGTCCTCTTGGTAGTCGAACGTCGTCATGCGAAAGTCGACGACGTGCCCGACCCGGATGCCCGGGGTGAAGAGACTGCAGGTCACGACCGGGACTGGATCGTTATGACCACGCCGATGGCTTGGTGAGCCCTCGACATACGTGCGAGCACGGCGGTTGACAGTCTGTTGCTTCCACGCACCGACGTAGACCTCTCCGTACTGCCAGAGTCCATGCAGTGCCACGCGATCGGTGTCGGTGTACTTCGCGAAGACAGGGTCCGCAGAACCCAACCCGGCGCCCCAGATGAGGGCTTCGTTGCCAGCGTCGGTGTAGTCTCTCGCGGCCTCAGCCTCGCGGTAGCCGACCTGACCTGCAGTGGGGGCATCGGAGAGGACGAACGGCGCTGTGACGGTCCTGTCATCGATGTAGCGGAGGACGCGGTCCGGGTCGATGTAGAAGACGGCTCCCGTGATCTTCGCGGCGTCATCGAAGAGCACTCCTAGCGGGGCGCTGACGTACCCCAGCGTGAACTCCTCGAAAGGGCCCGGAGAGGCGACTTGCTCGATGCCTGACTCGATGTCCAAATCATCGCCAGAGAGATCGACGTAGTTGTTCAGGGCGAAGTCGATGGCCTGCTTGTCAGACGTGTCCGTGGGCCAGATCGTGAAGCCCTCGTTATTGGCAGGGTCGTCGATCCGATACATGAAACGCTTCTGGAAGAGGATGTTCCGGTCGTAACCCTCGATGATCCAGAAGCGCGGCACGGTGACTGGCTGTGAGGTGTCGTCGACCGGCAGCGGCCATGCACGCCGGACCTTGAACGCCCAGCCATCCCACTCGCGCTGTCCATCGATGAACAGCTCGAGCGTCATCCCGGTTCGGATGTCGTCAGGGGTGTAAGCCTGCTGCTCATCATCGATGAGGACGACAGCCGTCCCGGGCTGCCCGTCAGCAAGACCCCTGAAGTTGGTGGGTTGGGCAAAGACCACATCCGAGGTGATGTCGACGCCATCGAGCTTGATGACGACGGTAGCCATCAGCCCACCAGCATCGCGACTTCGTCGTGAAGCGCTCGCACCACCTTGCGGACCATACGGTCCTCGTCAGCCTCGCCGCGTACATCGGCCTTCACGTTGACGTTGATGTTGATGGGACTGCCACCACCACGTCCGAGACCACCAGGGGCTCCGTTCATACGTGGGTTGCGCATGACGACGACAGCCTCGTTCCCGATCTCACCTGCGAGGAAGCTGGTCGGTCGAGAGACCAGGTCGATCCCGCCAGAAGCACGACGCTTCCCTCTCTCGACGAATAGCGGCAGATCTTCATCTAGCGTGCCTCGTCCGACGTTGCTGCCAGTACGCGGTTGTGCTGTCCCTTGCTTCTCTGCGAGCCCCACGATGGGCAAGACAGGCTCGAGTCCGTGTAGCCATCCAGTGACGTAGGTATCGAGCGCCTTGAGGCTGATCTCGGTGACCCTTCCAAGACGCTGCTCGAGTGTCTCGGCGATACGGATGGACCCTTGACGTGCAGCCACGCCCATGTCACGAGCGAGGTCGAGGGCAGCCTGCTTGACCTGCAGCAACTGCTCTTTCGCTTCGATGACCTTCTGGATGCCTCTGACCTCGATGGTCACAGCACGTGCCCGCTGGAGCAGTCCGAGCTGCTTCACAGCATCAGTCAACTGACGACCGAACCCGATGTCTTCGATGCGGAAGCCACGCTGAGCCGTGCGTTTACCGATGTCGAGTTCACGCTGCTGCTCGCGCACGAGCAACTCGGCCTCACGTCGGCGGACTGCCCGCTCTTCTGGCGTCTCACCCGGAGAGCGCAGTCGAGACAGGGAGAGTTGCAGGTTCAACTCGCGCTGTGAGCGCGCCAACTGGATACGCGTGAGTTCGCGGCCATCGTTGATCTGGGCACGCTGCAGTTCACCAAGCTGTGTGGCCCCGACGACTTGGTCGCCGATCGATACGGCCTGTCGCTGGTTCAGAGCGACGAGGTCTCCGATGGAGCGGACGCTGATGCGGATCTGCTCGTTGTACTGAGCTTGCTCGAGGCCGAGTTGCAAGTCTTCAGCATCCGTTCGCAAGGCCGTGATGGATGCACCCAACTTGGCGACACTCTGGATAGCAACATCGGGGACACCAAGATTCCGGAGTTCGGTCAGGCCTTCATCTCGGATGTCGGCGAGCGCATCGCGCGAGCGCGTGATGGCGCCTTCGTACTTGCCAGCGGCCGCAGCGGCAATCGGGTCGACACCACTCGTGGCCGTGATGCCTGTCATAGCGTTGGTCGGGAAGGGGCGCGCGATGAGTTGCTCTGCTGCAGCCGCAGGGATGAGTTCGCGCTGCAACTCGAACTGGCGGGCCTGGGCCCGGAAGGATGCTTCCATCTGTCGACGACTCACTGTCAACAACTGGTTGACATCTGGCGTGGTCGCCCCTCGGCCACCCAACTCAAGCAGACGATTCAACTCCATGCCAGTGAGTTGACGGTCACCGGGACCAAGCGCCGCGACACCAGCACCAGCCCAAGCCTCCCGGACCTCCCGACTGGCTCCGATGTCGCTCAACGCCTTCGTCGATCTCTCGATGAGACTCGCATCTGTGGTCGTGATCAGTCGTCCGGGACTCAACTCACCGTTGAACTTGACCCAACGATCGACACCCTCGTTGAACGAAGCAACAGCCTTGCCTGTCAGGGCGTTTGCTGAGGCAGCAGCCCGCTGCTGCCTTTCGATCATGTCTGTCAGGCCAAGGAGTTGCTCGTTCCGTGGAGCGCGGCCGAAAGCGATGTCCTCAGCGTTCTGGACTGTCTCAAGCCACTGCGTCAGGGGGTCCTTGACAGCAGGCGCGATCGTCGTGGCTGCGACCGCTGAAACAGGATTACCGAACGTCCCACCCAGACTCTCTGCGATGCCCGGTGTCTGGCCGATCCATGTCCCGAATAGGCCGTTCCCAACGCCGACACCCAAGCCAGGGATTTGATTGCCACGCTGGCCCTCGAAGACCTGAGTGGCCCGAAGGAACGCCTGCTGCTGCTGGAACTGCTGGGCACCAGCCGTGATGGCGGTCATCCTCGCGAGGCCGCCTGTCTCGACCCCGCTGACACCAAGTGCGGCCATCCTCTCTGCGATGACGGCGTTGATATCGCCGCTTCGCTGGATCACCTCTGGTGCCATCTCACTGGTGACACGTCTGGCCGTGAAAGCAAAGCCAGACAATCGATCCCCAGCATCCGTGGCTATCTTCCCGAGATTCTCTATGGCCACCTGGGAAAGATTCATGGCAGCCGTGAACAACATGGTGCCGCCCACGATGCCCACCAGGCCTGCAGCCTGAGACCGGACCTGCTGCCCTGGTGACAAGATCGTCTCTGAGGCGGTCTTGGCCGCAGCCACCTTCTCCTCTACGACAGGCCTGATGTCCGCGATCCTCTGAGTCTGCTCCTCCCAGACCCCGAAGAGCTTGTCGAACGCCTTGCCCTGCACCGCCGACATCCGATCCCTGGCCTCGGCCCACTTCCCTCTATCAGTGGTGCCAGCCATGGTCTCGAGATCGAACTGCGCCCTATCAGCGATCTCCGTGGCGCCACGTACCTCGCCCAAAGCACCTTGCGCCCTACGCTCGAGCGCACGAGCCTGCGAAGCACGCTCCAGGATCCCCTGACGACCGCCGATCATGATCTGTGAGATCTGGCCCATGGCCACAGACAGGGCTCGGACAGGACTCTTCTGGAAAGCCTCGCTGATATTGACGCCGACCTGGTCGAGTGTCAGTTGGAGTTCGCTCACCGCATCTTCAGCAGCGAACTTGGCCCTTGACCCGGTGGTGGTCTGGCGACCACTTGGTACCCCATATCCTTGACGTGGGAGTCCACCACCAAACGGCGATACCTCTGTGCCCAGCTCACCAGCCTGAGTCTCAGCAGCCATCCTGCCAGCAGGCATGGACCTCGCGACACGACCCTTCTCTTCGAGCGCCTCTTTGAACTCCTTCTTCGTGTCACCACCGAAGCCTGTCCCTGGCATGTTGACGACATGGACGCGCTGGATGTTATTGCTCATCGTGCCGATGTTCGCGGCTCGACCCTCTTGGTATGCGATCTCACCAGCACGGAAACGCCGGGTGGCATATGTACCAGCACCACCACCGAGGATCTGTAGACCAGCCGGGCCCACACCGCCCATGGCCCTTCCGGTCAGATCCTTCGCAGGCAGCCGCCCCTCCTGCAGCAACTTCATGAACGGGCTCATCTGATGAGCAGGCACGACGAACTGGGAGCCACCGGGGAGATCGACGATTCCCTCTGGCCCATGTTCACCGACCTTCGTGAGGTTCAGAGCGTTAGCAGCGATACCAGGAAGATCGTTGAGAGAAGAGGGTTTGGCCCAGTCAGACTTGCTGAGGCTGGCGCGCAGGCCACCACCACCGGCCACGCCCTTGAGTCGATCAACGATGGACCCGGTGATAGGTCGCTTGGTAGCGATATCCCATGGACGAGCCAGCGGACCGAACGACGTGGGACCAGCCCATGCGGACTCACCGATGTCGATCGGCATGTCTGCGATGCGCTTCTCAAGAGCCGTGTATCCAGCCTGCAGCCTCGCTGCCTCTGAGATAGCGGCTTTGACGGAAGCGGCTGGAGGTGGTGTCGTTTTGGGGCGCGCTCCAGTCTGACTGATACGTCCTTGCGTACTGGGTGTGGTGCCACCCTGGATAGCTGCGATACCGCCGACCTTCTTCAACCATGGCTTGCCGAAGAAGTTGAGGGCTCCCATGGCTTCGGCCATAGCAAAGTCCATCGGATACTGCTCGGACTGCTCGTAGACGTCTCGCCTGCTGCCCTCACCGAACTTACCTAGACGCCTGATGATGTTCTGTGGGCGCTTGCCACCGATGGCCCGTGCATAGGCCGTCTTCATCTGGCTCGGGCTCTTGGCAGTGACGGCGGCCTCCATGCCGGGGAACATCGCCTCTATGGCGCTAAGGTCGCCACCCTCCCATGCGTTGAAGAATAGCGCGGCTTGCTGCTGCTCAGCCCGTACCGTGGCTGCCGGACGTCTTGTCCGGATGGTACGACCGGTGACATCCTGTTCCTGCCGTCCACCGATCATGGAGCCCATACGCTCATCCCATGTGAGCGGCTGGATGGGCTGAGATGGTCCGAGTGGACGCGACTCTGGCGCGACACGCTGGTGTCGTGGTGCTGGGCGAGGAGCGACCGCAGCTACTGGAGTAGTAGCAGGAGGATGAGCGGCTGGTCGTGCTGAGACAGCAGGTGGCTGCTCTGCACGTCCGGAAACCTCCGCTGCCAAGACAGCCCCGGTCGTCGTAGTCACACCGCCACGTGCAGGGGCACCCTGTGTCGGTTCACGCCTACTACCACCACCAGTAGGAGGCTGAGTGGAAGAGGGTCCGCCGGCAGGGCCACCGGGCATATCACCACGCTGGAAGTGGACGGGCACGACGATGGGCTCGACGGCCCCCTGCACCTGATGGATGACAGCCTTGAACTTACGGACGGCATCGTCCGTGTTGAACTCGAGCGGGACCCTCACGCCCTTCTGATTGCTTCGCTCGACAGCAGTGTTGAGATCCCTCAGCCATGTCTTGACGGCCGTGTCGGAAGGCGCGTTGATCTTGGGGGTGACGATGACATCACGCTGGAGGCTCTTCGTCATCACGCCGATGTCTTTCTCAAGCTGGCTCATGTCGATGCCAAGTCCGACCTTGATGCTGTCGATCGTGCCTGATCTACCTGGCATCGCCCTTCTCCTTGATCCCGAGGAGTACATCCACGTCGACAGACTTCAGATCACTGTCGTCGCCCACACCACCATGCCGTGGTGGTGTGTAGTGAGCCCTGAGCAACAGCGCCCGAAGGGCCCGGAAGTATGTATGTGGTAGCCGAGCTACCTGCGCTGGAGTGTACGCTGGCCACTCATGTGCGATCGCACCGCACATGTCCTGGAACATCCAGGTCAGGCCTTCGCTTCCCCCGCGTCCTCCTCCTCACTCTTCTCCTCCTCGCTCATCTCTGGCGAGTAGTGGAGTTCGTCGATGAGGTCGTTGAGTTTGCGGATGACCGGGTAGGGCTTCTTCCATAGCTCGCCACCAGCCATCTTCGGCTCGACGAGTGACTTGTCGAGCATGAGTTTGAACATCAGTGCGTTGTCGACGGTCGAGCGACCGTTCTCGCCATCGGTCGTCGCAGCTTTCAAGCACTTCTCATACTCGGTGGCATCGAGCTCTCGGAGGACGTAGGTCACCCCGCGCATCGTCGCGCGACGGGTCTTGAACTCACCATCCATGCTCTCGACGGATGGTTCACTGGGCGGCTTCACTACTGGCATAGCCTGACTCCTTGCATGTGTAGGGTACGTCGACCATCGAGGCTGATAGGGAAGCCCTCTGCCTGCTCGAGGAAGAAAGTCTCTTTCCCCAGACCGACCGTGATGGTCTTCACGTAATCGTCGTCGCCCCACAGATGTGGGTTGACATAAGAAAAGACGGCGTGGAGATCGTACAAGTCCTCCCTCGGACCGTCGTCTCCACGCCGTGTGAGCGTCCAGCTCGAGAACGTCCCCACGAGGACGCCGAGCGATTCGATGCGTATCTCTCCGGTCTTGCCGGATACGCGTTGGAAGATGCCTTTCGCCATGTCTCCCTCATGAGAGGGGGGCGGGTGTGATCGTTGACCGCCCCCCTCCCTAGAGGTTACAGGCTACCGGCTGAGAAGACTGCCCATGCGGCGCTGGCGCGGAAGTTGCCGCTGACACGGACAGCATCCGCGTTGCTGACCGTGATGGATGAGTCGATGAGCGCGAGCCCAGACGCGACGAGCACAGCAGATGCTCCGTCATCCGCGTACAGGTAGAGCGGCACATCGTCGATGGATGTGTTGTTGACCATGAGGTCGCCCGAGACGTCGAGGACACCGTTGAAGGTGCCAGTGATGTCCTTCAGGCCGGCGACATACGTCTTGTTCGTGTCGCCGAACGTTGTCACCTCGACGTAGTCGCGTGCGAGGTTGAGGTCCCACTGGGACTTGGTGGCCACTTTCGTGCCCGTGCCCTTCGGGCCGTTCACGTAGATGGCGCCGTTCTTTCCGTGGAGTTTCGTGCCGGCGTTGGCTGCCATGAGGGGACTCCTATGCGATCACGGCATCGACCGTGAACCGATGTTCACGCTTGCCCTTGACTTGGCTCGTCTGGATCTCATACGAGCCACCAGTGCGATAGATCTTCTTCCCCTCTTCGTCGGACTCGGTCAGACGGATGTCACCGACCCGGTAGCAGATAAGGGTGTGTTGCCCGATGACGTTGAGCGGAGCCTCGTCGAGCTCCTCGTTCATGAGCTGGTCGAGGTTACTGGCCTCGACCGATGACCTCGAGACGATGACCACATCTCCCAGCGCGACGATCGTCCGCTCGCCCCACGTGTCTTCGTTGACACCAGGGACGACGGGCGTCCAAACGCAGTGCGGGTATGGCACCTTCTCGGCAGCGATCGCTTCGTGGATGTCGCCGACGATGGCGGCACGAAGGGTCGCGTTGGACCTGATACGCGCCACGAGGGCGCGCCAGATGTTCTGCGAGGTCAGATAGTTCGGCTGCATCAGTCTCCTTCCGCAGTCCCGGCCGGGAGGGCGTTGAAGCGCTTGTCCACAGCTTTGCTGACCTCGAATCGCAGGACGTTCCTGCTCTCATATAGTGCGGGCCTCAGGAACGGCTGGGCTCGGTTGTGGCGTGTCCCGAACTCCTGGTATGGCGCATACGGAGTCGGCGACTCGACGTACATCCACCATGACCCGCTGTGCTTCTCAGGACCCCTGATGCGAAGCTCGCCACGCAGCCGACCGCCAACCCGACCCTCGAAGAGCCCCCTACTGCGAGCACGCTTGACCTCATATCGACCCCTTGTCGAAAGGTGCGAACCCTGGATGGCGGCTCCGCGCCTAGCACTGAGGATCTTCGGTATGGCAGTCACACTGGAGCCTTGTGTGTATCCCGGGACCGGAAGCAGGCTTCTCGTGCTCGGATCGAAACGTCGATAATCACCGATGGCGCGAAAGTGACCCTGTCTTAGGACCGGGATGAGCGTGTTCAGATGACCGGAGAAGGCCCCGCGTCGACCCAGTCGTGACCCCCTCTGTCCGCGTGCTGAGAGTTGCTGGAGGCTTTCATGCTGGAGCGATTCGAGTTGTGTCGGTCCTTGTGCCCTTCGGCCCTCAGACGTTCTTGCCGGAGGGGCTGGGGCGTCGGCGATATCGGTGACCCTGATGCGTCGCTCCTTCGAGCGCAGGAACGCTTGGTACCGTTGCCTCGAGCGCATCGTCACCCAAGAGCGTGGGACTTCTGGCCCTCTGCGCCCCCTCTCGAAGACGGCTCGGACAGGAGCATGATGCTGGGCTCGTCCGAGGGCATACTCGGTTGTCGCCCGAAGACCAGCCAGTGCCCGGTCCTCGATATACGTCTTGACTCGTGCGAAGTCGAAGCTCATGTGACCCTCTTGAGATAGACCTCTGTCCACTCTGGCCACGTGTCTTCGGTGTTGGCCTCCATCACCGTGTACTCAGCACCAGCGATGGTCACCTGGTCTCGGGTCTCGATGACTGTCCCCACCGGGACTCGTAACGTGAAGTCATGGATGGCCACGATCCGTTGCCCGTCCTCATCGAAGGAACGATCCATCGTGCTGATGAGCCAGCCCTTCACCGTCGTGGTCGTCGTAGCGAACGATGGCTCGGCTGCCCCGAAGGGGTTCGAGTCGTCGGAGCCATCGATGCCGACAGAGCGCCTGATCGTCACATCGACGGTCATGCCCTTCTCGCCAAGAGAGCGGATGGCGGCCATCTGTGAGGCCGTGAGAAGGCTCACCGGACGGTGATGAAGTGATAGCCGTCGAGAAGCTGCTTGGCTTCGTTGGGCAGGTCGACGGACTGATTGCTGATAGCGGCCCGGGCACGGGGCCGCTCGATGGAGATCTCCCCGACTCGGAGGGCTTCGACACCACTCATGCCCTTCTCGATGAGTTCTTTGTCACCGACCGATCTGGCGACCGTGAGGCCAGAGGCTTGCGCGACCTCGCTCGGCAAGGTGTAGCCATAAGAGACCGTGATGACGGAGGCCTCAGCCTGCTGGGTCGTCATCGTGACGATGCCCTCGTTCTTGTCGACGGAGAACCCTGTCGTCTGTGTCACGCCATCCTTCTTGACAGTGACTGCATCGGCGTTCCAGAACTGGTTCTGGGCTCGGTACACCATGCCTTCGGTGTTGGCGAGCACCTCATCGACGGCATCGAAGTCGTAGTTGTAGGCGTAAGAGATCCTGGCGATGGCTGTCTCGAGACCGACGACCGGGATGGCGAAGGCCCCGAAAAGCCCGATGGACGTCTGGGCCAGGCTGATGATCTGGACGTTGTTCCTGGTGACGAAGAGTTCGTCGACGTCAAGCTCGACGTACTGAGTGTTGGTGATGTAGACACGCAAGGATGAGATCGAACGTAGCGGCTTGGACCGCACCCAGATGACACGGGTAGGCATCTCAGAGATACCGTCACCAAGACGGAACTGGTGCTCTTCATCGGTGACCGTCCCGCCCCTGAAGGAATACCTGTCGGGGACCACGGGGATGGCACAGTAGCGGTCCACGGCCAGGGTCGCTCGGTTGATGAGCGAGAGAAGGTACTCGTCATCGAGATCCGAGGTCCCGAAGCCCATCGAGCGATATCGCTCAGGCGTCAGGTACGGAAGCATGTCTCCTCCGCAGGATGTACGATATGGGGATGGAGGTAAAGCCATGCCCAAAGGTGTGTATCAACGTACCTATAACCCAGCCACCAACTTTCCTCATCGAGAACGAGTCCCTTGGCAAGATCGGTTCTGGGCGAAGGTGGACAAGAACGGCCCAGTGGTCGACGAGACCATCGGACCATGTTGGGTCTGGACCGCCGCCATAGACGGCCGGGGATATGGAAAGTTGCAACTTGGCACACTCGCTGCGCCAAGGCTGGTATCTGCTCATCGCTTGGCCTGGAGATTGGCCGAGGGAGTCGATCCCCCTCGGCACATCCTTCATCACTGCGATAACAAGAGATGCGTCAGAAGGTCGCACCTCTTTGATGGGGGCCCCGCTGACAACATGGCTGACAAGGTGGCGAAATCACGCCAACGGCGTGGTGTTGATATCTCACAGTCGAAGTTGACCGAGGCCCAAGTCGCAGAGGTCAGGGACCTTTACGCCCGCGGGCTGATCAACCAGTCTGGTGCCGCCCGTTCCTACGGTGTTTCCGTCACTACGATCAACAACGTGGTTCACCGCAAGACGTGGCGGCACCTTGGCTGACTGTCTTAGGGATATTACGCTACCTTGATTCTGACCTTGTTAGAAAACGGGATAGCCTTGACTGCGAATCCCCACATCCCGAAGATCACGTACAGGTGCGTCAACTGCCCGGCGATGCCGATGGGGATGTCCAGGACCGTGGGGCCCTCACTCCCGAGATACGGCAACGACATGGTCGACTCGTCGCACAGGTAGGCGTCACGCACCGTGTTGCCACTGTACGTATCCGTCGCCGTGTATGAGGCGATGGAGTTTCCCGGCACCGGCCCGAAGGGCAAGCGTCCGAAGGACGTCATCACGCCATCCACGATGACACCAGGAGCCACGGCAAGCTGCTGGCCAGGCCAACGCTGCAGGGCTTCCTGCTGCTCGCTGAACGTATCGATGTCCAGTGGGTTGGCCCAGATGATCTCCGGCTTCCCACCACCCTGCTGCATGATCTCTGTCGCAGCATCGGCGAACGCACGACGGAGTGACCCTGTCGTGGTCGGGTCCGTTGCCGGATCGACGTTGACCGCACGGGCGGTGTTGAGGATCGAGCGGAGGCCTGTGAACGCGTTGGCGTCGTAGAGGCCGAGCTCGTTGGCTGCCGTGCCACCCGAGTCTGTCGAGTGACCCGAGAAGATCTGGTCCTGCATGGTCTTCGCCATGGCGCGAAGGCCCTGCTGGAGTTCGAGGTTCAGAGGGTTGAAGCCAGAGCCCGACTGAAGAGCAGCGAACTGGTTCTTCAGCGAGACACCACGTCGTGTCGCCACGATGGCGACGTTCGCGGTCTGGCGAACGTAGGTGGCCTGGTCGTCCGGCACGGTCCCCAGCTCGCCGATGAACGAAGCGCCACCGAACGAGGTGATCTGCTGGTAGGTATGCACGAGGCCGTTGGCCGGCTCCTTGGGCATCCTGTCCCAGGCAGGCATCTCGCGGACGAAGAGTTCGTACAGGACCGGCTCGAGGTCCTGCCGGATGAGGGCAGCACCACCGCTCGTGTCGAGCAACTTCTGAATCTCGGGGTCGATCCCCGAGGTCGCTAGGTTTCCATATGCGGCGGCCCGAGCCTGTCCACCGGCCATGAGCCAGGCTTCGTAGGGGATCCCGGATCCGCGCTTGGCTGCCTGCAACGCGAACATCGCGTGCAGTTCTGGCAAGCTCTTCTTCGACAACATCTCGCGCATCGCGAACATGTCCGAAGGGGACATGATCGACCGCGATGGAGAGGCCTGCATGGCCCCGTCCTCGACTCCCTGCGTCACCGCAGGGGCCACGAGTGGTGTCGGAGTGCTCGCCTGCGCTCCAATCAGTTCCTTGAGTTCGTCAAGGGACCGCTGGAGCGCTTCGAGTGTCACTGACATCTCACTTCTCCAACATCTTCATGAACTCGGTCCCATAGACGGACACGAGATGCGAGATCTTGGATCCCTGCTCTCGGATGGCCGTCTTGCGACCGAGGGGCATATCGCCCACGGCCTCGATGACCTGTGCGGTGTCGGCAAGGATCCTGCCGGTCCGCTCGATCACCTCGTCTCGCTCCCGTTCGGCTTCCGCCTGCGCGGTCAGTGCGGCATCTCGCTCGGCCCGGGCCTTCGTGACCTGCGCGACCAGCGCAAGTCCGATGTCCACAGCCGACTGGAGGTGGGTCGCGGTGACCTCTCCGTCGACCTGGTCGAGCGACTCCAGCACGATGGCGGCGGTGTCGCTTTCAAGGGGGGCGACTTCCGAGGGGTCAGCCTGGAGGCTTTCCTCGGGGCCGGGGTCGCTGGAGACAGCTTCCGGCTCTGAGTCGTCTTGGATGGATGTGTCCGGCTGGTCCGGACTCGTCTGCTTATGGTAGCCATCATCACAGCCACCAGCGTTGCGGCCCTTGCCGCATGTCGGGCAAGCCTCGAGCAACTCGGGCTCGATGTCCCGATCATCGGCAGGAGGCGCCCCTTCGACCTCTTCGGGTGTCAACGTGAAGACTACGGTCCCGGTCCCGTTCGTAGATAGAGGGAGCGGATCGCTCGGGGTCAACGATTCGAGGGCTTTCGCAATCCATGATCTCGGATTGGCCGGGATACCCACCATCGAGGTCTCGAGGAGATTGATGTGCTTGATTGTCTTGGCGCCGGTCTTGCGATCCTCTTCATACCCACCAGGTGGGATGTTGGCGCCGATGGAGAGACCGATCTTGGCCTTCTTCTTCTGGATGCCGCGCCATGCCTCGACGGCCCGAGGGTTCTCGTCGTTAATCTCGATCTCGATGTCGAGATCCCACACGGCGTTGCCCTCAGCGTCCTCGCCACGCTTGGCGATCTTGCCAGACGATGAGTAGCCAGCGACGTCTTCTGGCACCTTGTAGGAGTGGTTCAGGAAGATGGCCAGACCGCCGGTCGCGATCTGCTTCTCCATGTCCTTCAGGGCAGACCGCTCGATGTGATCGCCATGGAGGTCTTCGACGGAAGAGGAGGCGACGCCTGAGAGCGTCATCGGCTCTCCGTCACCACCGCCAGCCTTCAGGATGCCGGTGAAGATATCGAACCTAGCCGACGGGATCGCCTGCGTGGTCATGATGTCGTCCATGGTCTTGCTTCCCTCACATCGTTGCGCTGCCGCATGACCTGAGGCCATGGCGCGTCCTTCATCGCCCGTCTTCTCGTGGGTGCTGTTGAAGGCGTGCATGAAGGCACGCTGACATCTGCTCGAGTAACGGTCACGTACCGACTTCGGCAGTCCCTGTGTCGAGCTGTACGGCATCCTGCCCTCCTGAGCCCACGGTCGCGAGAGCCCGCAGGTAGTGGTCGAAGCGCTCGGCTGCGACGTCCCAGCGGAAGTTCTCCCGCACGTGCTTCAACCCGGCTTCGCCGAGTGACCTTCTGGCCCCTGCGCTCTCATAGAGATACTCGAGCGCCTCAGTGAAAGCCTCGACGTCAGAGAGCCAGACATCCTCACCTGATGGGACGGTGATGAGACGTTGTGGTTCGATGAGCTTGCCGCCGGGCCCGACGACCTCGGTGATGGCGCTGACATCCTGTGCGATGACCGGCACTCCGACCGCGAGACTCTCTGCCAACGTCAATCCGAAACCCTCGCCTCGACTGGTCGAGATGAATAGGTCGGCTGCGTTGTACAAGCAGTTCAAATCCTCTTGCGCCCAACCCTCCCAGGAGTTGCTTAGCCCTGGCAAGAAGAACCGCTTGTGGTCGATATCCGGCACCTTGCGGATGAGTTTCTCGATGGGTACGCCGCTGGTCTGCTGCTTGCTTTGTGTATGGAAGTGGACCTGTACGTTCGAGTGCCGACGCATGAACGGAATCAGCGCCTGGAACGTCGCTCCGAAATCCTTCCGTCCGCTGTTCTTGTCGACCCGCAGGACAAGGAAGCCCTTGCGGTCGAACCCGAACATCTCCTTGCAGTCCTTCTTCGTCTTGCAGGTGATGCCCGTCGACGTCGTGATGGGCTTCTCGCTGACCGGCCAGAACAGATTGGTGTCGACCCCGTGATAGACCATCTTCGAGCCCGGATACTGCGACTGTCCGAACTTGCTCATGGTCACGACGTTGGTGACCGTCAGGAGCCTCTGCCACTCGGCCGGCAGGTTGTAGCCATCACACGGCAGATACGTGAGGATGGGTCGGAGTTGGAGCAACATGCGCGCCCGGTCGTACTGATTCTCATAGAGCATGTCGAGGAGGGTGTCGGGGTCATGGAACTCGACCACCACCTCAGGCGCCACTCGTCCGAGCATCTCGACGACCCTCGAATAGCCGAACGTGTCGTGCCCCAGGAAGCGGGTCGGTCGATAGAGCTTGAGAGGCGTCGCTTGTGATGGATCAAGGAGCGATGGCCAATAGTCACCTTCATGGTTGACGGCAAGTACGGTGATGTCATGCCCATAGTCGCGCACGAGGCGCTCAGCGAGAGAGTGGGTGACACGCCCGAAGCCCGTGTGGCAGCCAGCATCACCATGCCAGAGGATCTTGGCCATGAGCCCTCCCGAAAGGATGAGGCGTGATGTCGACTACTGACGGTCGACGACGATGTCCTTCGCAGCGGTGGTGACGACCCTGCCGCCCGGATAGGTGACTTCCCAGCGACCCTTGTAGGAGCCCTTCAGGTTGAGATCGTTCACTGACCACTGGTAGCGCACGGTCCCGGATGTCGCGTTGATGATGGTGGCGGATCCGTTGACTCGATACGACTTGTCGTTGTCCTTGCGCATCTGGAAGCGGACCGTCGCCCCAGTCAACGTTTCAACGTCGGTGGCATCACCGAGAGCATGGATGGTGCCTGTGAGGTCCGGGCCGGTGTCACCCGTGATGAACGAGCCCATGTAACCGCTCCTTGTCCAGTCTAGGAACCGCGTCGAGTCGGCCCAGTCTAGGAACCGCGTCGTATCCGCCCAATCGAGATACCGGGTCGTGTCTATCCAATCGAGATGGTCCGGCAGGAGCGGTGAGATCGAGGCATCGATCGAGAACGACCCGGTCTCTTGGGTCGCCAAGATGGCGTCTGCACTGAACCCGACCGTTCGGGTTGCACCGATCACCGCATCTACGGCGAAGGCTGCGACACCTGTCTTCGCGATGAACGCGTCCACTGTGAACGCATCGCCAGCGGTCGCTTCGATGACCGCGTTGAGCGTTACGGTAGCAGAACTCGTGCTGAGAAGTACAGCATCTGTGCTGAACGAGTCAACGATCGTGCGGACGATGTAGGCATCGACCGCGAACGAGGCGGTCTGTTGCCCTGCCATGACAGCGTCGGCTGAGAGTGATGCATCTCTCGTCGTGAGCAAGATAGCATCGACCGATAGCGCACCGAACACGACAGCACGGATGATCGCGTCCGTCGTGAACGAGCCAGCACGCGGGACACTCGCGAGAGCATCGATCGTGAAGGAACCCGTCCTGCCGGCCGCGATGACCGCATCGATAGTGAACGCCCCGACACCTGCTCCTTCGATCCAAGCGTTGACACTGAACGACGCGGACGACGACCGTCTGACGATCGCGTCGATGACGAAGGAGTCGGTGATGGTCGGCAGAAGAAGCCATGCATCGATCGTGAACGAAGCCGTGTTCGTCTCGAAGAGGACGGCGTCTGCGGTGAACGAAGCCGTCGCGCTCTTGGCGATGACAGCGTCGATGGTGATGACGCTGACCGCTGTCCGCTCGACGATGGCATCTACATCGAAGGTATCGGCCTGCCCCTTCGATATGATCGCATCGACCAGGAACCCATCTGGGGTCGTCTTCGATATGACGGCATCGATGGAGAACGCCCCGACACCCTCTCCCTCGATGAAGGCATCGACCGTGAACGCCCCGACCTGCGTCTTGCGAACGATGGCATCAGTCGTGAACGAAGCCGTCCGGGTCGCAAGAAGGTAGGCATCGACGCTGAACGACGCTGCTTGAACTGCATGCAGGTCCGCGTCGATGAGGAAGGACCCGGTTTGGGTCCTCGCGAGGATGGCGTCCGTGCCGAACGACGCCGTGGTCGTCGCAGAGATGACCGCATCGATGGAGAACGACCCGCTGCGCGTGGCCAGCAGGATCGCATCGATGGTCGCCGAGTCAGTCCCCGCAGCACGGATGACCGCATCGATGGAGAGGCTGGCTGAAGATGTGCGCTGCAGCCACGCATCGACCGTGAGAGTCGCAAGGGCCGTCCTCGTGACGATCGCATCGATGCTGGCTGATGCCGCCCTGGTCGCGGCGATGATCGCGTCGATCGTGAAGGCCGCGATCCCGGTCCCCTCGACCCAAGCATCGATACTGAACGAGCCTGCCTGTGCCCTCAGGACGATGGCATCGGCGGCGAACGAGTCTGTGCGCGTCGCAAGGATGTAGGCATCGATGGAGAAAGACCCAGCCTGTGTCCTGCGCACGACTGCATCGACCGTCGCAGAGCCTGTCCTAGCCGCCAGGATGGTCGCGTCGACGCTGAACGCGGCGACGTTCACTCCCTCGATGAAAGCGTCGACCGTGAACGCACCACCGATAGTGGCTCGGGCGATCGCATCGACCGTCAGCGATCCTTGCCGAACAGCCAGGAGATAGGCGTCGACGGTGAGCGACCCTGCTCGCGAAGCCATGGCTACCGCGTCGATCAAGAAGGACGCTGACTGGACCTTCTTGACGATCGCATCTAGCGTGAAGCTCGATGTGACCGTCCGCTTCAGGCATGCATCAGCCGTGAACGCCCCGACTTGTGTCTTGCGCAAGACAGCATCGACGACCGTCGAGTCAGACCTCGTCGTCAGGATGATGGCGTCGACAGCGAAGCCCTCGACGTTGATGCCCGCGACCCAGGCATCGATCGTGAACGAACCAGCGATGGTTCTTCGGATGACCGCATCTGCAGTGAGAGAGCCAGGGATCGTCGCGATGATCACGGCATCGACCGTGAACCCGGCGGCCTCCACCACGACATCCCCAAGAGTCGTGTCGCCGAGCGTGATCTCACCCAACGCTGAGGTACGCGCTTGCACATCGCTAAAGACCCAGGTCCTCTTGCAGATGGCGTCGACAGAGAAGGACCCGACACTTGTCTTCTGCAGCGAAGCATCGACAGTGAGGGAACCAGACCGCGTCAGCGACAACCAGGCATCGATGGTGAGTGAGGCTGCCTGGGTCTTGCGAGCGACAGCATCGACCAGCAGTGACGCGATGGCGGTCTTTTCGATGACCGCGTCCGCGCTGAACGAGGCGATCCTCAGCGCACTTATGAACGCATCGACAGTGAAGGACGCAGTCTGTGTCTTCCTGAAGACGGCATCGCCAGAGAGGGACCCAGTCTGAGTCCCCTTGATGATGGCGTCGGTGCCAAGCGATACCGACTGCGTCCTCTTGGTGATGGCATCGATCAAGAACGAGGTAGAGCTAGTCTTCTTGATGATCGCGTCGACCGTGAACGAACTCGCCTGGGTCTTTTTCAGGACCGCAGCCGACGTGAACGATGTCGGTGCCGCTCTCTTGATGACAGCATCCGAGAGGAACGACCCAGACCGCGCTCGCTTAATCGCAGCGTCCGCCGTGAGGGTCTTGGTGCCGCTACCAGCCTTGAGTACAGCGTTGACTGTGAACGACAAAGACCTGGTCTTCTTGATGACGGCGTTCGCAGTGAGAGAACCGGGGACGGTGGTGCCGCCCGCCGTCGTGCCGATGAGCGCGAAGCCCACGACGCCCCAGGCATCGGAGTCGGTGATCGAGCCCGTACCGCCGTCGATGGTGCCCGCAGCCGAGGCGCTCCCCACGGCGACCAGCATCGGATTGGTGGTCCCGATGGCGGACCAACTGCCGCTGGTATAGACATAGGGTCCCGCCTCGGCCCCGATGGCGCCCCGCGAACAGCGGAAGTAGTTCGACGCGTCCAGCGAACCCGTCCGCCGCAGGACGACCCAATAGGGGGTGCCGCCGGTCAGCGATGCCGAGAGAGCGACGCTGAACAGGGTGATGCTGGTCGATATGGAGGCGTTGGGGATCGTGGCCGAGCCAAGGACGGTCCCCGAGGGCACGCCGCTGCTATCGGACTGGATCTCGACCACCACGTCATCAGCAGGAGAGCCGAACTTCTGTAGATAGACGAAGCCCCTAGCGACGGTCACGGCCCCGGACGGCGTGAAGGGCTGGGCCAGGCGCTCCGATGCCGTGGTCCCGAAGAGCTCCTCATCCTGTGACAGCCCTAGGAGCTCGAAGGCGTCACATAGATAGGACGCCTGCAGGTAGATAGCACCATCAGTGCCGGAACTCTCGGCATAGCCACCGAGCTGGTGCCACCATCGCCCGCCGGACTGACCCGTGAAGCGGGCCGCTGCGTTATCGTCGTTGATGGCCAAGAAATTGAGGACGAGCCGATCCGCCCCAAGTGTCTGGACGCTGGCATCGGCGGCCGTAGCACTCGTGCCCTTGCTGTTGACCGTGGCGCCCGCCGTGGCGTTCTCGATGACGGTCTCGATCGTCGTGCCGGTCGAGACATCGGTGAACTCGTAGAAGCGCCAATACAGGTCTTCCGAGGTGCTGTTGCCGCCCGTGAACGTCGGGGCGCTGGTGGAGAGCGAGCGGCCGATCCAAAGATGCTGGATGGCCTCGTTGCTGTCACCCACATCGAAGGCGCCGATGTAGGTCCAGGCGTTATCCGTGCCAGCGAGGTTCTCGATGTTGGTGGCGCTGGTGAAGGTGACCGCGCCATCCGTCGTGCCATCCTGGAGGACTTGCAGGATGACGATGCGGCCCGCCGCACCGGGGGCGTGACAGGTAGCGGTCCACGCACCACCGGCATCAGTGGCGCCACTACTTCTGTCTAGGTAGACCGGCGCAGCCATCAGCCGTAGTCGATGTCAGAGTCCCAGACGAGATCGCCCGAGCTGATGGTCTCGTTGCTGGACGTGTAGACGCGGATATGCTGGCCGGCATCCCATGTAGCCCGCGCCTCGGCGTAGGCCTCGGCGCGCTCGACCTGCGAATCGGTCAGGCTGGCGATGGGGATGTCACGGATGCGCCGCTCCGTCCCGTTGGAGCGGACCTGCACGATACGGACGAACTCGGCCATCAGTCAGCCATGTGCCAGTCGTGGTGCGTTGGACACATGAAGACCCGGAGGGCCGCTTCATGGGCGACTCTCCGGGTCTTCCGTCCAAAAGGTGTCTTCTTCACGGGGTGGGATCCCCTATGATCTACCCCGTGGGATCGGGGCTTCAGGGCGCTTAGAGCTGACCCTTCACCATATCGCTGCCTAGCTGGTAGACGTCTTCTCCGCCACAGGTCATACCGTTGGGCATGACCCAGAGCCGCTGCACCTGTCCACCAGGTAGCTTCTTGCCGATACCATAGCAGACCACTTCCTGGCTCTCCTCGTCGCTGAACGACATGACGCCCACATGCTTGGCCACGTAGTACGGCTGGTCACCATCATCGACGGTCTGGATGAGTACCGGAACCAGGACGCCCTCTGCGTTCGAGCGCTCTTTGCTGCAAAGCATCCAGATGCCAGGCACACGCATGAGGCCCTGATGCTTCGCGATCCAGCCCCTCTCGTTGAGGTCGATGACCGTCGACGCTGCTGAGCGCTGACCATCTGACATGGCATACGTCCGGATGACAAGGAAGAAGGGATTGGGCCCCTGCCACTCATAGTCAGCCATGATGAAGGCGAAGGGCCATATCACAGGCCATCCAGCCCCTCCCGCCGTCTGGCCTCCTCTTGGGACAGGGTATGGAGCCCGACGGCATCGTTCATCTCCCGGACAGCGGTCTGCACCTCTTCGGGACGTCTGGCCACTTGATCGTAGAAGTCAGAGATACCGAGGACCTTCTGGCCGATATGCCCGATCTGGATACGCGTATCGACGAAGATGCGAACACCTGCCCTGCGTGCGTTCAGGCAGAAACGGAGGTCCTCCCCCATCGTGCCGGTCCACTCGTAGAACGGCCACGGATGCAGACCAGCACGGATCATCAGTGAGGGGAAAGGACCGCCCATGATGGCCGAGAAGACATCTGGCTCGATGAGATAGAACGCCGCGCCGGTCGCGTCCACCTCCACGTAATCCATGCCCTGCCAGTCTTCGATGAAGTTGAAGGGTCCCTCTGCCATGTCACGGGCCCGGAAGAGGGTCGGCTGATAGGGCGGATAGCGGCGGACACAGAGCCCGCCCACGATGATGGGCTCGCTGATCTGCGCCTTCAGCTCGTGGTACGAGGCCACAAGACTACCGACCGCCTCAGCCTCGAAGACCATGTCGTCATCGATGAAGAGCAGCCACTCGCCATCCATCATGCGGACAGCTTCGTTGCGCTGCAACGGCAACTGCGAGCCCTGGATGTAGATCCGGTTGACAGGCTTACCGGCGGCCCAGCGGTAGTCCGTCTTCATGTGTGAGACGTGGGTCTCGGCTGCGATGCGATCACGGAACGGTGTAGCGATCGTCCCGATGGGGTCCTGGTAGATCTCTTTGAAGATGGTGAGGTCGCTCATCTCCCTCTTCCTCGCCGGGGCATGCCCCTGAGCGTTTATGCGACGGTGACAGCCAAGTTCGCGACCGAAGCGTCGTCCGATACCTGACGCAGATGTAGCGTCCAGCTACCAGCGGCAGGGATGATCAGGCCTTCCCACTCATAGTCACCCGAGAAGACGGGGCTGGTCAGCGTGTCCTCTCCGGAGGCCTCGGCGGTCATGTAATACCTGATCTCAGCGTCCGTCGTCTCGTCGACCGAGTCGACGTCGTTCGCCAAGATGTGGAGCACGGTGACCTTCGCCGTGACATCGCCGGTCGTCCGGCGTGAGATCGTTGCCATCTCTCACTCCTTCCAAGACTGGCTGGCCAGCCTGGTGATATCCAGGGTCCAGTCACGAGGACTGCTGCCCTGGTCGAAAGGCGTCTTGTAGGTCTCTTGGCCTACCGGTCCGCCCCACTTCTCGACATAGTACCGGGCGTTCAGGGGGAACGTTCGTGCGTTCTCAGCTTTGTACCTATCGGAACGCAAGAGCGTCGAGCTCATCACATGCGTCCCAGCCATGTCGAGTTGGTAGATCGTGGAGCCCAGCAGCCCACAACGATAGTGGTAGTCGTTGTCCTCGAAGTAGCCAGGCACGAAGTTCTCGTCGAACCAGCCGACGGTCTTGATCGTCGAAGCCCTGATGCCGAAGAGATGCATACCCTGGAAGGCCACGAGCCCGTAGCCAGCGATATTCTCCTCGAGTCGCTCGAGATCGCCTTCACCGAGGATGAGATCGCTATTCGCGATGGCCCACCATGGTGCATCGGAGTGGAGTTTGATGAGGAGGTTCCATGAAGCTGAGACACCGAGGTTGCGATGGCCACGCGTGACGAGCAGTCGTGGCTTCATGCGCACGCCCATGGGCAATACGAGCGGATCCTTCGTCGGGCTGTTGTCGATGATGTGGATGAAGCCATATTGGTCTTGAGAGATCGACTCGAGGCACTCGAATAGCAGGTCCGGGTTCGATAGGTAGGGGATGCCGATGACTGGGATCACTTGACTCTACCGAGGAGCCATCGCAATACCAAGAAGCCCATGAGGACGACGAGTATCCCGATGATGATGGCCTCGAGCGGCTGGCCCTCGCACTCGATCTGATCACACAACTCACCGAAGATGAACCATGACGCGATCATGCCGATCCGCCCTCTGGATTCGGATAGTAGTGATGGACCACCTGCTCGACGAAGAAGAACCTCACGCCGCCAGCGATCATCCGCGTCCAGAGGTCGCCATCCTCTGGCATCCCTCGCTGCAAGCACTCCAGATCATATCGATAGCCAAGCGAACGCTTCCAGATAGCGGCTCCATCACAGAAGGCCCCGAAGCCAGGTGGCCAGCGACCGTAGTGCTGGATGCGCCCGCCGCTCTTGAACGCGATGGACTTGCCATAGGCGAAGTCGACATCGTTCCACTCAAGACCCCTGACGAGCACCTCGACATGATCCGGCGTGAACTCATCGTCATCATCGAGTCCGCCGACGTAGTCCCCGGTAGCATGATCGTGGCCCCAGTTCCGAGCCTCGAGCCCGATGACACCCCAACGCACATGCGGGTCATCAGGGAGCGGCTGCTTAGGGAGGTTCCAGTAGTGGACCCTGGCGTCGTCTTCCGCGATGGCAAGCACGCCCTCCGTCGTCTCGTCATCGGTCCCGTCACCAACGACGAGGACCTCGAGCTCATGCTGTGTCTTCTGACGAAGGACAGAAGGAAGAGCGCGCTCAAGCAGTAGCCTGGGACGATGGTGCGTCGGGATGATGATGCTGACCCTAGCCACGCAGCATCCTCGCCAGTCCCTCCTCGAGAGATATCTTCGGCTCGTAGTACGTCTTCATCAGCGTCGGGTCGCAATAACGTTGCATGACCCCGAACGGCTTGTCGGCAAGATTGACTATCTTGGGCTCGTAATCGACGATCGATGCCACCCGTAAGGCAAGTTCGTTGAAACTGACAGGCTCTCCGCACCCGATGTTCATGGCTACATAGCCGTCGATGCCGTTCTTGACCCGAGCGATGGTGGCCCCCACGACATCGTCGACATGGATGAAGTCACGTGTCTGTGTCCCCGGGCCCCAGACTATGAGTGGGTCCTCGCGCGCGCGCGCGCGAGCGACTATGGAAGGCACCGGATACTCAGGCGACTGGTCCTCACCATACCCGCTGAACGGACGGATACAGAGCGTCCTCACGCCATACTTCGCGGCCTTCCAGGCGAGATATTCGCCAACGACCTTCGTGAAGCCATACATCTCATCAGCGCCAACCCAGAACTGTCCGTTCTTGGGGCTGAAGTCGGCTTCTTGGAGCGGCGCAGTACCCGCATCCTTCTGAAGAGACGTCGGGTAGACCGCTGACGAACTGGGGTAGACGATGACCCTCGGCTTGGCCTTAGCGGCCCAACGGAAGAGAGCCGCATCCAATCTTAGGGAGTCAGCGTTGAAAAGCGGGTCGCCCTCGATCTTCTCCCTGCCTCCGACGGGCGCTGCGAAGTGATAGACGATGTCATACCTCGGATGACCTGATCGCCCGAGAAAAGAGGCAGCATCATCCACCTGCAAACCAGGGCCATGGTCCCATCTGGCATATGGGCTGGACATGTCGTCCACCGCAGTCACACGATGGTCAAGATAGAGATGATGCTTGGCGAAGTGTCGCCCGAGAAATCCGGCGCCCCCGAGTACCAAGATGTTCATAGCCCACCCTGCATGGCCCGTCTTCCAAACCTAGCCGTAGCTGCCCCGCGAGCGGCTCCAGAGTCATGACGACCATGGCACGGGCGACATAGGGCCACCCAGTCACTGGGGTCACGTCGATACTCATGGCTCAGGTTGGCCCAATCCAACTTGCCCCGCTCGCCACATCCGACGCAGGTCTCAGGCTTAGTGCGTACAGATGCTATCCAGAGATGGAGAGTGCGATAACCCACGGCGCCACCACGCCAGTGCGAGGATGCCTCGCCCTTCATCTCTACCCTCCCGGGCAAGAACCAGCCAGTGTTGACGACTCGCTTGGTGTAGTGACCGCGTTTCACCCCGATGTTCGAGTAGAGCGCTCGACACCGCTGACTACAATAACGTCCTCTACCTGCGGCGATACGCCCCTCAGTCACCCTGAACTTCTCGCCGCATAGACAAATCACTTCGACCTTCGGGACGCGCTCTCCCCAATAGCCCCTCACTCCCGCTCCCCCCAGCCGATGACCATCTCATAACCCATCGGAAAGTTCCAAGCCTCTCCGAGCCTGTGCCCACCCATCGAGAACCATGCCTCGAAGTCTTCCGGATAGTAGGCCCAGATGTGCCCTTCTTCCGGGTCCCAGCCATCCCGCACGAGTGGATGACCGATGATCACAAACTTCGCCAGCGGCATCCATGCCTTCACGAGTCCCACGGGGTCATGGATGTGTTCGAGGAACTCGCAGAGGACGAGGATGTCGCACTCGGCAGGCTCGATGTCCTCGATCTTCGCCTCTATCACCGCCATCTTCGGATAGCGTTCCCGGGTCGCGGCCACGGCAGCAGGGACGACGTCGTAGCCCGTGACGATATGAGCAGGGGTGAACCAACCGCTGATATCACCCGCACTGCATCCAGGCTCGATGATCCTAGCTGGCCCCGGGATGCGTGGCAGGAGACCCCTGATGATGTCTCTCGCTTTGTTCACTCGCTCCGTCTGGGTGTCGGCGAAGATCGACACGGCCGTCCCGTCGTAACGGAGGTTGTAGGCGATTATCTGTTCTGGGGTCCATCCCTGGATACGCCTCACCGACAGACCCAGATCTGGAAGTCGTACTCGAGATGTAGGAAAGCTAGTCCGGTCTTCTGGATCGGTTCCCAACCTGCCTCGACGAGCATCTTCATGTACCCATCGCTATCGAACATCCAGAGGTGCTCAGGGTTCGTATCGACTTGTCCGACCCGCATCTCTGGCGACGAGGCTATCAACCTGCCCGCCTTCAAGCGAGCTAGCTTGAGGACATCATCTGGATATTCGAGGTGTTCGAGGATCTCTGTGAGGACGACGACATCGAAGTATTCTTCGCGGTCGAGCGCCTCTTGGAGGCTCTCGCACCGGATATCGATACCGATCTCGCCCGCCATCTCCTGGAGCGAGAAGATGTTAGGGGTGCTGACATCAGAGAGCACGAGCCTAGGGATGGGCTGGATGGTCTCGGCAAGACAGACGATGCTGCCATCGCCACAAGCCGGATCGATGAGTGAGTCAGGCTTGAGCCAGGCGATGAGGCCGGCAGTGACGTTTGTCCTGGCGATGTGATCGCACCAGGCGCTGTTGTGGCGCTCGACCTGATAGTCGAAGCCGGGGGAGTTTCCGGTCCGCTGCCTCACAGGACAGCCCTGATCGTCTCGATGTCCATGGCTGCTCTCCCAGATGAGACCCACTCGTTGAAGACTCGGCTGTCATGCAGGTACATCGAGTGCGCGTTCACACGTGCGTAGCCCTCATCCATCTCGGCCGTACCGGCAATCGGATGGCAGTGCTCGATGACGACATCCGGTAAGTAGAAGTACCGATCGACGCCCTGCGCGAGGACTCGCCACGCATCGTCGAGATAGAGATGCTTAGCGCCCGGCAGGCTCATCCACCCGAGGGTCCTGACGATGCCGCTGCTGATGAAGACCTGTGAAGGGATGTCGTGACGGATGCGATCATCGCCATAAGCGAAACCTGGCGTCTCGAGCGCCTTCGTGATGGCCGCATCCCAGGCCTGTGTCCGGAAGCGATGGTCATCACCGACGAAGCCGACGATGTCGTGAAGCTGTGAGTACTCTGCGGACGCGACGTTGAGCGGGGGCCCCATCCCGCCACCCTCATGCTTGTATGTCGCGACAGGGACTTGTTGCTTCACGTATCCGATGAACGTGTCGTCGTCGGCATCGACGACGAAGACCATCTTCGTGTCATCCAGCGATCTCGTCGCCTCGAAGGCGTCATACGCCTCTCGTGCCTTGATGGGTCGCCCCCTGGAAGGGCAGATGACGATCATCGACATGATGCACGATTGTGACACAAAGAAACGTCCCCGTGGAGGGGCTGAGGCTCCACGAGGACGTTTGATGTTGTGCGACCGGGACGTGTCTCCGGGGTATCAACTCCCAGCCCGTCCGGACATGCTCGTCAGCTACCCGCTAGTCTCGGGTACGAGGGAGTCGGTGGTGCCTGATGGGGCCCCACGCCCTCGATGGTCTGAGCAGTCAGTTCTGCTTCGGCCGCACCAAGAGTCTACTCCACCCATGTTCGCATCACGGCCGCAGCGCGCCTTGCCTCGGAGGCAGTGGTCCTACCTTACAAGGCAAGAGTTAGTGTTTTGCTACCCTTAGGTCTCATCGAACGAGTAGCTGACGGTCTCCTGCCCCCAGTTGCCCGGGTTGGCATCGGCATCCACGACGAGCTGGAACACGAGGTAGCGGGTCGTGGCATCGGTAGCCGAGTACGACGAAGCATCCCATGCCAGCTTGTTGCCCGAGGTGTAGTTAGCGAACGTCGTGGTCGCGACGGAGGAGGTCGTGGCCACAGGCGTGACGCCTGTGATCTGGTTGGCGCCGACCATGAGGGTCGTCGATGAGCCGACCGCGCCATCACCCCAGACCAGGAAGTTCGTGACGCCGTTGTCGGGTGCGGTGCTGAGCTTGAGCTTGAGCCACTTGTCATAGCTCTTGGTGCCGACGCTGATCGGGTTCGCCTGCCTGTTGGCAAGCGAGTTCGTGGCGTTGTCGGCACTGATCATGTCGATACCGGTGACCGTCGCTGATTCGGTCCCGGCGTTGGTTCCCGTGTACACACGGAGCGTGAGTGTCGCGACCATCTCTGGTTACTCCATCATGTCGCCCGCGTCATCCTCGAGGAGGGGGTCGCTCATCCATCCTGAGGACGAGCTTCCACTCGGGAGCGCCGGCTTGCTGGCCTTCGACTCGAGGACCTCTCGAGCGGTCGGTACTTCACCCTCCATGAGCAGGACGGGTCCAGAAGGACCCATCGCCAGGAGGGACGAGCCGAGCGTCCCACCAAGGGGCGGTCGGCCATCCTCACGCCGCGCTTCGTCGACGACCATCCAGGACATCCCTGCAAGCGCGTAACGGTTACGTTGGGCACGAGTGATCGATTCCTTCAGGTTCAGTGCTGCGAACTTGAAGATGAGGTTGTTGCGAGCACCACCGAAGGACTTGTCATGGACGACGCCCTTCGTGACGTAGCGAGCCGTGAGATCGAGGAGCGGACGCAGGCCCCGGTCCTCGGTGTTCGCGTTGGTGACAGAGGCCGTAGCGCGGTTGGTATCGAGCGGGATACCGAGGTCCTGGAGTGACATCCCGAAGACCGCTGCCGTCTTGCGCGCGAGGTACATCTGGAACTCCAGGAACTGCATCTCCCGGTTGCCCATCCGGAAGGGCACGAACTTGCTGCCTTTCGTGCCGCCCAGGAAAGCCATGGCTCCCCTGCCGGCCACTTCGGCATCCCAATACCGTTTGAAGTCTTCGACCTGGTCGGGGCGCACCTGCTCGCCAAGATCGAGGATGCCGTCCGGAGCCGGTGACTTCATCTGGCGCACGTTGTAGCTCTGGCCCGTGAGTTCGGCATCCACGACGATGCGCAACGTCTCGAGCGGGGCCAATCCGACCACCCGATAGCTCATCGGGTTGGCACGCATGTAGATGAAGTCTTCGTTCTTGAACTGGGCTCGTTCCTGGTAGTCGGGATACCAGAAGTAGCGTGGCTCTTCGGGGTCGCCATCCCAGTACTTGTTGACACGCATCGTCGATCCGTCAACGACATGGAGATAAGCGATGTCACCTCGGAGGGTACGTTCCTTCTCGATCGACCCGGCATCGATGACGAGGGTGTCCTCGATGACCTGCTGGATGAAGGTCGTCCACATCTCGTCGACCGGGTTGGGTTCTTTTAGGAGCCACGTGATCTCCTCGGCAGCCGAGCGACTCCATGGCTTCTTGTGGTCCTCGGCGTCGATGATCCACTCGGCCTGGGCGACCTGGTCGCGACGGATGTTGAGGGCCGCGCGCACCCACTCCCCATGTTCGGCCCAGTGGCGGAAGAGCTTTGCGTTGGGCAGCCCGACACGTCCACGGTCCTGCGTCGTGAGCGTCGCTGTCGGTGCGTTGGGGACGCGCTTGGGGCTCGTCACCATGGCGTTCTGGATGGCGGTACCGACTCCACGCAATCGCATGCGCATCTCGGCGCCCGATTGATCGCGCGCGAAGAGGGTCATCATCTGGAGGCCTCGAAGTGGGACCGCAGGAGCTCCTGCTGAGCCTTGTACATGTGCTCATCGAGAAGCCGCTTCTCGGCGGCTTTGATGGCCTCTTCGTACGTCATCTTGTAGGTGTCGAGGCCGATCACCATGACCTCGACATGGTCGGGCACGGTGCGCCAGCCATCCCGGAACTCGATGTCCTTCATGTCACCTCCGCAGTGACCCGAAGACGAACCCACCGCCACCGAAGTCCATGCTGAACCCGAGGGCATCGACGAGGTCGTCATGGCCCTTCGGGAAGGTCTTGAGCTGGGTCTCGAAGTCAGACTTCTCCAGCGAACGGTGATGGAACACCTTGTGCGCCTCGTACTTGGCGGCAACAGCCCTGGCTCGCGTCGTCTTGTCAGTGTCAGAGGCCTTCCCTTCGATGGGGATGTGCGGGTAATCCCGCATCACCTCCTGCACGAGGGTCGACTGGAACTGCTGGCTCTCTACCACCACCAAGCCGGGATTGAAGGCGTTGTAACCATCACTGATGAACTTCGCATGTCCAGTCTCGCGCCTATCCTGATAGTAGGCCCTGACGTAGTAGTTCCCCTGCTGGTCACGCGAGGTGGTCACGCGAGCGGTGTAATCGGCGCGTTCCTTCTCCGAGCTCGCGAGGTCGACTCCCATGACGGTGGTGTAGGCGCCTTCGGGCAAGGCGTCGTAATACTGGAAGTGGCGTGACTGAAAGACCGAACCCTCCATGAGCCCGCTGATGTCGTTCTGATACGCGCACATGAAGAGCGGCGTCCCCAGCTCCACCCTCTTCGCGAGCAACGTCTTCCGTGACCAGTGCTCCTCCCAATAGCTCTCGACCTCATCATCCTTCCCAGTCGGACGAAGCGCGCTCACGACCTTGCTTCGCCAGCCTCGTCCGCCCTTCTCCACGGGGGTGATGAGTTTCTCGTACAGATCATCCTCGGCCCAGCGTGTGCCCAGGATGATGACCACGCCATCCGGTGTCAGGCACGGTAGGAGGGTCTGGAAGAACCACTTCTCGACCTTCTCGCGAGCCTCAGGGGTGAGGGTGTTCTCCTCGTCGAGGATGTCATCGCAGAGGATGATGTCGAAGCGCTTGCTGATGATGGCGCCACCGCAACCAGCGGCGTAGAGCGTGACGTCCTTGCTGCCATGCCACTTCGACTGCCTGTGGAGCCACTCCATGTCGCGCCACTTCGAGGGACTGACGCAATCCCCGAAGATCTCACGGTGCTTCTCGTTGGACTCGAGCGTGAAGCGGATGGCCCTGGAGAAGTCAAGAGCCTGGGTCGCCGTGTTGCTGATGAGGCCGATACGGAGATCAGGGAACATCGACGTCAGCCATGAGGCTGAGATCGTGTTGCCCCATGTCGTCTTGGCTGCTCCTCGGGGTTCGAGCACGACCGCGTTCTGGCGTGCGTACATGGCCTCGAAGATGAACTCGAGCATCTCTCGATGATGCTTCGCCGCCGAGTACCCGAAGACGTACTCCCCGTACGCCGTGACCCCCTCGATACCGTCAGTTGACCGAGCGAGCCCCCTCAAGGCGAGGGAGAGGACTTGATATGACTGGGCGGGTGTCAGCCCCTGCTTGTCGGGCTGCGTCGGCGAGGTCACGAAGCATCTCCATGGTGAGCTGGTCGGCGCTCACCTCCATGGAGAGATGCGCTTCGCGACTGCTGACTTGTCCGTTGAGGAGCATGATCTTCTCGAGGATCTTGACGAAGTCACCAGCGGCGATCTGCTGTGCTGGGATGAGGACTGGCTCACTAGCGCCCGGTAGGCTGACCCAGCGATCCTTGAGCGAGTCGAGAAAGGTATAGACCGCTTGATTGGCGACCATGATGGCGTCGTCTAACGCGCTGGCCAGTTTCGCAGCCCTGTTCTCGACCACGACACGCGACTCGGCTTCCCTCAGCTTCTGCTGGAACTCTTCGCGCTTCTCCAGCCAACCGTTGCGCTTGGCATAGACGCTCACGGTCGACCATGTGCTGATGCCGTTATCACGGCAGAGTTGTCGCATCGACATCGTGCCATGCACGAACTGACGCTCGAGATCCTGATGATCGTACTTCTTGGCCACGATGTCCTCCTAGACACGGAAACGCGCCTCGGTCACTTAGCAGGAAACGAGAGGCGCGTTCCGTCGGGGCCCCAGTCGGCACTTGATGAGTCGCATCCGACGAGCGACACCACTGAATCTAACTCAGGAAGTCGGCCGCGATGTACTCCAGTGCCCGCCAGTCCTGATCGATCTCTTCCTGTTCACGCACCTGCGTGATGGCCTGGTCGAGGACCTTCGCCGATGTCATCGGCATGCGAAAGACGCGCTCCACCCAGCGTTCCTCATCTCCCTGTGCCATCTTCTGGCGCTTCTTCTCGAGCTCATCCCAGTCGATCTCACGGCGCTCGAGGAGCTGCTCCATGCGCCCCCTGTCGTAAGGCAACAGGTTCGCCAATCGTGAAGCCTCGCGTCGAGATGCGAGATCCTTCACCAGCGCCGAGAGGCGGTCCTCCTGCATCGAGCCACGCGTATCGTTGAGGACGATGGTCAGCTCTCGCGCCTCATCATCATCGACATCGAGGACGATGCAGGGGAAGACATGGATGTCCTCGGCATAGCCAGCCCGCCAGCGGTGCTCGCCGTCGATGATCTCAAAGTCAGCACCGCCCAGGCTACGCACCGTGAGCGGATCGACGAAGCCGAACTCCCGGATGGATGCCCGCTCGCGTGCGAACATCCCTTCACTCATCCTGTTGGGGTTCCACGTATTCGGCGTGAGCCGTTCGTAAGGGACCCAGATGATCTCGAGGCTACTTGATAGCTGTTCCGCGCTCGAACTCATGCCACACATCCACTCTTGTGAGGCCCGGGAAGTGCGCCGCCAGCCGCTCGAAGAACCAGGCCGCGAGCCCGGTCGTGGTGGTCAGGATGCCAGGAAGCATCTCACTGAGATCACGGTAGTCGAGTTCATCAGTGATGATGCCGACGACTCGACGAAGGTCAGCCGAGCCCCTCGGCATGCCGCCGCTATCGATGTCCTCATGGATCACGGTCGCACGGATGTGGTATTCGTGACCGTGCGTCCGCGAACAGACCACTGGCTCATCGAGACGATGGGAGGAGTGGAACGGATGGGTCGTCGAAAGCTCGTACCGCACGTGGGCTAGGTACCCTTCCCCGACCGTTCGGGTCCCGCGAGCGCGGCGTCCGGTTGCTCTGCAGGATAGCGCACGATCGTGCTGTCCGCACCTCGTTCTGCGGGATACCACGTTCCCAGGACCTCGACGCGACCACGCGAGCGGATGACTTGCACCGGCTCTGTGAGGCGTTGGAAGTTGGCGCGGAAGTCACGGACGATGAGGATGCGCTTAGCCTTCCTCACTCGTCGCTCCTGTCGCTTCTGGAGACACATCACGCCACTTACCATCGCGGAAACGTGTATCGACGACGAAGCTGGAAAGGCTGATGGTCCGCAACTTGCCATCATCGTCGATGGCGACCCACTCGATAGCCGTAGGGCCCTGATACTCGCCGACACGCTCGACAGAGGAAACGGCACCGACGACGATCACTGGCAAACCGTCGACGGTGCCGTATAGGGGGTTGAAGAGCTCTGTGTACATGTGCCACGAAGGGTACACCATCGTGCCACGCTACTTCTTGGGCTTGTCCTTCGGTGCGGTGTCCTGCATGAAGTAGACGATCTGGTCGGCTGGGACGGCCACGCGCTCACTCGTGCGATTGCCGTTCTTGTCAAGCACCCAGGCCATCAGCCAAGGGATGTTCTTGTTGGGCTCGAGGACCTCGATGGATCCGCCCTGCCTCGCGACGATGAGTCCACAGGTGCCCTCCTTCGTGACGACCGTGAGTCGATCCCGGATGGCCATCAGAGGCTCCAGCCCAAAGCCTCGGCGACCTGCCAACCGAACAAGAACGCGAGCATCAAGATGAACCAGTGATACCAGAGCCGTAGGGTATCCAGTTGGCTCATGATCTCCTCACGAGTCGTCCTGTCCACCATGAGGATCCTCGTATCCCTGCCTCGTTCTTCCATCTCTAGCGTCATGACTGCTCCTTTCGTGTGGTTCTAAACTATACCGCAACGTGTCACCATCGTGCCACTTGCGTGGCACGACATGGAGTGCTAGGATGCCACTCGTGGACGCCAAGCTAGCGTTCACAGGAAGATGACGGAAACGGGGGGTCCACGCCCCTCAACGTATCCTCGGGTGCAGAGTAACGTGCCACGTCACAGGGCCGACCGGTGAGTGACGAGGCCGGAAGCCCAGCCAGGGCCGAAACACCAGGTGGCAACCAACGAGGAGTCGAGTCGCACTCTTGAACGTAGTGATTACGTCTCGTGCGGGTATACGAGAGCCCCGCCTTCCGCAAGATGACCCCGGGATGACCGGGGTCTTCCTGTGTCAGGCGTCGACTGGCAGTGGCATCGGATGCAGCATCGACTGCGGCACGATCCACTTCTCAAGATCGCCATCCCTTTTGTAGAGATGACGCAGCTTGCCGTGCTCGACGCGGATCCAGCCACGTAAGACGAAGGGATCGATACCGGTCACGAGCAAGGCGACACGCTCATCGGGATCGTTGTCATAGAGGACGAGAGGTCCGGTGTGGTCCTTCGTGTTGCGGACCTCGACGTTCTTGCCGATGTCTGCTCTCTTGCGGCTGCGTCGGTAGCTGGACCGTAGGTAACCTTTGTTGTGCGGCAGGCCTGTCAGGCGCGATGCCACGAGTTCAGCGACGATGCCACGGGCTTTGGCTGCGAGCTCGCCCTCGCGTGGGATGTACTTGGACTTCCAGCCATGCTCGGTGTTGTCTTTGATGATCTTCACGGCACGTCGGAGAGCCTCCTCAGACTCTCTCGACTCGGCTCGAGTCGACCAACATCCATAGGCGTAGTCATCGTCGATGACATCGTGATGACAGGCATATGCCGGCTCGTTGCGGTATCGGTCGAAGTAGTGCGATGGCGGGGACCCGCAGGTATAGCAAGGACGCAGTGGGTCGAACGGCTCCCAGCCGTCTCGCCACTTCATGCCGTCCTTCTCTTCACCAGTGGCAAGGGACTGATACCAGCAGCCTGGATGGGGCAGGTCGCGTCACGACACAGGCCCTCTGGCTCACACTCCTGACAGAACTTCGCGATGGTCTTCTTGTAGATATCCAGACGTGCATGCGCGAACACACCGAGGCTCCCACGCGTAGCTCTCTGTCGACGAGCCTCGGCCGCGAGCCGACAACGATTCCCGCAATACTTAGCGGTCATACAACTGCTGCCGTCGACGAAACCCGTTCCGCAGGTCGCGCAATCCTTGCTCCTGATGGCCACCACCATGGTCAAGATGGCATGGCACGAAAGCACCTCAGCCAAGATGCTGGCGTTCTCCAGCAACGGCAACCGAAAGCCTGTCCGCCATCGCCAGATGCGCTCTCGTTGGATACCGCTGAGTGATGCCAGGGCGACGTTGCTCAATCCGCGTTTCGTCATCTCACGGTCAAGAAGACGACTCCATCGCCGCGTCTCCTCTTTGTTGTCGCCGCTAGTCTCCCTCATCCGAGACCGAAGTGGCGGCGCGATGGGATGGTCATGGGCGATCGCATCCATGGCGGAAGACGAGGCGTCGCCAATCCTTCAAGATGCAGGTCTGAGGTACCGATCTCCGGCGGTAGCGGCTCATCATCGCGCAGCCACGCGATGCACTCGTCGGCGTCCGCGAAGTGCAGCCAGCGGTGATCCCATCGATACCACGCCAGGTACGCGGCGGCGGCGATGAGGGCCAGCAGGATGGCGGCGCGGGTCATGGCACGCACCTTCGGCAGCGGCCCTTGCCCTCGACATAGGCGAACAGCTCGGCCCGTGTGATGGGACGAGCGTCCCTGGCGATGACGCTCGTGGGGGCTATCGCGCGCCACGTTCCCCAGGTCTTCAGCTCCACCTGGCCGCAGCCGCACTTGCGGACCGCGAACCAGACCAAGCTGCCCCACGCGCACTCCTGCCAGCGATGCAGGAACGGCAGCAGGCGATGGGCGAGCCTAGCGATGAGAGCCAGGAGGATGGCGGCGCGGATCATGCCGCCACCAGCCTGTTCGTGTGATAGCACGTTCGTTCGTTGCACTCGCCATAGGTGCCGCGATGCTTGCTGACGCGGTGCCAACGCCGTCCCGCAGCTTCCAACTCCTGCTTGGCCTTCGCGATGCTGATGCCTGTCCTGGTCGGCGTCGTCGGGCTAGCCACGGCGCAGCGCCTCGATGTCGCTGGCGGCGAAGTCGAGCCACGTCTGCTGGTGATCGCAGCCGGCGAGGTCGTGCTCGCCAAGGTCGCTGATGCAGAAGCCCGGTCCCCAGCGGTCGTGCTGACGTACCGCCAGGCTCTCCACCGTGACCGCGGCACCCGTCTCTAGCAGCGCCTTGATGGCGCTGAGGTCGGGATCCAGCCGTTCCAAGGCAAGAGTCGCGTCGTGTAGCACTTCCCACGTCGAGGTGAGCCTGCGACGGTGATGCTCCATCGTGGCCTCCAGCACCGCCAGGGCGGCCTCGGCGGGGGTCATGGCTTCGTCCCCAGAGCTGCGTCGATGGCGGCGGCGACAGCGCCCTCCAGCGTCGCAGCCTTGCGCCGGAACTCCAGTTGGTCGCCCGCATACAGCATCGCCTCGTAACCCGAGATGTTGTAACCAAGCACCCACCAGAAGTCCGACTCGATCAGCCGCTCCACCGCGGCGCCGATGGCAGCCTGTCGGGCGAGGTCGGAGGGGATGGCCTCCATGGCTCGTTCAGCACTGCAAGAGCACTCGCGAGCCTCAGCCTCGGGGTCGAGCATCGAACAGTCCGAGAAGTGACCGTGCTCGAAGTAGTACATCCAGTCGTATTCGACCTCGGCCAGCATCTCCTCGGGGGTCATGCTCCCTCCTTCTGGGCCTCGTGGGCGGCGAGGGCCTTACGAGCGTTAGCGATGCCGTCTGCATGCAGCGGGTTGTCGTCACAGGCACGGTGCTGCGTCCGATGCTCCAGTTCGTAGTCCCAGAGCGCCCGGTACAGCGCGTCGGCATCAGCGCGGGCAGCGTCACGCTCGGCTTGCAGCTCGGGGGTCATGGCACTCGCTCCACGTGGATGTTGGCTTTGTCTGACTGCCAGATATGCGTCTCGGGCTCGCCCTCCACGTCGTCCCTTGCCCGCCAGATGATGATGGCTGCCTCGATGGCGGCGAAGGGATCGAGGTGCTCGACCGTCACCACTTCGATGAACCGCCGCGGGGCGATGGACACGCCCGGGCTCAGGGCGACCATGTAGCGGTAGGACTCAGGCAACGGGCTCATGGCTTCTCCAGCGCGAGGTAGGCATCCACGGCATCGTGCAGGTCATCGCCTTCGTCCTCGAGCCGCAACCGCATCCCGATACCCATCGTCGATATGGGGTCGTCCGGGTCGCTGAACATCACCAACTCGTTCTCGAGGAAGTCATCGATGCGCACTGCGGCTTCGACGAGCGCAGCCAGGACCTTGCCTCGTGAGTCCTCGAGGATGCGCGAAGCCAGCACCGTCTGGCCCGCCTTCTCGAGGTCCCATATCACGTCAGCGAGCAGCGCGTGCAGTGTCATGGACACGACGCCGTCGACACGGTCATCGCCACGGCGGTGACCGTGAGGCAGATGATGATGACCAGAAGCAGGATCAGCCAGCGTGTCTGGTCGCTCATCGGATCACCGGTCTCGGTAGCCTGATGTTGACCCTACCCATGTGTCATCTCCCTATCGACTCCCGCCTGGCCCGATACGAGCCAGGCCGCCATCTTCGACGAACTCACCGAGCGTCCTGCCGTTCGGCATGAGCAGGTAGGGCATGAACTCCTGCTCGAGGCTGGTATCCCCACCATCGATGAACTCGAGTTTGGCTTTGATGAGCAGGACGTGGGCACGCCAGCGTCGGCGCCACTCTTGCTCGGCTTTCGTCTTCCAGTCGACGTTATGCGAATAGACGTAGTCACCGGAGTCACGCTTTCGAATCTCATCAGCCGTAGGCCTCATGATGCGGAACCGGAAGCGCTGGTCCCCGAGTTCGAACTGAAGCGTGTCGCCGACCGGCTCCGTACCCCAGGCCATGCGCTCACAGCCATGCTTGGCGAGGATGCCACTGATCTCGCCTCGGCTGCTCTCGACCGAGACCTTCGTGCCATCCGCGAACCGCTTCATCGACGCGTCTCCTCCTGTCGCTTCCCCGGGCAGACCTTCGTAGCAGTCAAGTTCGTCTGTCCGCAGTCCATGCAGACCTTCCGCACACCGGTGATCCTCGTGAACGCGGTGTTACTGATCCAGACATGACGACGCTCGATCACTTCGCTCCCTCCTTCTGGGCCTCGGTGTAGAACTCCAATAAGCCATCGCTTCGCCTCACGACGACAAAGGGGTGGCCGACTAGCCGGAAGCGGTAGGGTCGATCGTCATCCATCTTGGTCGGGTCCAACCTAGCGACGGTGCCGTACTCGTGGATGGCATCCCTGTCACGACGCAAACGAAGGAACCTCACTTCGCTCCTTCCCCCTAGGCCTCGGCGATCACTGGAGATCGATCTCGGGGACGATCACGGACGGTTTGAAGATGACCCGGTACTGCTGCGTGCTCGCGTCGGCCGCGTCGAGCTGCTCCACGAAGTAGGTCACGTTGTCGGACAGGCCCAGGAAGTGCTTCTTGAACTGCCCTTCCGGGGTCTTGCAAGTGACCTCCAGTGAGCCACCGAGCGCCGCGTGCTCTGTCTCGACCGAGCAGCGGCCCTCGATCACCAGGAGGTACTTGTCGGTGATGCCGTTCATGAAGATGACCCGGCGCTGGATCTCGAACTGCTCCGCGGCCACGGACAGGTTCTGGGAGGCCACGTCGGCATCAGAGCTGCAAGCTGCGATCGCGAAGGCGGACAGCGCCAACGCTACGATGGACTTCTTCATCTGGACTCCTCCTTCTGTGGCTCGTAGGTCAGCATGTCTTCGACACGCTCCTGTAGTTCAGCGATGCGTCGGGCCTCGTGGACGAGAGCTGCGTATGGAGCTGCCATCCGGGCGAGGTCATCGAGTGCGGCCACAAGGCTGTGATCAGACGTAGCCGCGAGTACGGGGCCCTCTTCCATCGGCGGCGCCAGCCCGCCGTCAGCGCCGAGCAGGCGAGCCGTCCAGCACCCGCGTGGCTTCCCACTCGGGTTCCACCAGACGTCCATGCGCCAACCGCGGGCCTTCATCACAGCCGCCGTGGCCTGCCAGCGACGCGGCTCACTCATACTCCCTCCTTCTGGACGACGATGCGGTCCATCTCGCTGATGGCCCAGTCGAGTGCTGCCTGCCACGCCTTGCCCTCAGTCCCGAAGGGACGCCATCCGACATCCTTGACGTTCTCGACGGCCCGTCTCATCTGCTCGACCTCCTCGGCCAAGAGGGACCGCGATGGTGGCCGCTTGCGCCGGGCGGGCGGGGTCCAGTCGTCCGGGGAACTGCCGACGACGTAGATGCTCATGCTTTCTCCTTCTGGGCCTCGTGGGCGGCGATGGCGGGTCCCCAATCGCAAGCGCAGAGGCCATACAGCATCCGGCCAGCCTCGTCGTACCCGACCGCAGAGCGCGACTTGCAGGCCGGGTCGTGTTGCCCAGCTTCGGCCAGCGCCTCGGCATCGGCGCGGGCAGCGTCACACTCAAGGCTGCGTTGCCGCTCGGCCCGTTGCAGTGTCTTGGTCGTCTCGATGTAAGCATCTCGGGAAGCGGTCATCCGGTCCAGCGCGGCGCGGGCAGCGTCACGCTCAGCCTCGTACTCCTGGGCCGTGTCGCCCCAGCCGTTACGTTCGGTGGTCATCGCGTCCAGCGCTATGAGGAGGGCCCGGCGATCCTGGGCGGCACGGTGATACCAACGCCAGAGATTCGCATCCTTGGGCGTCTCTGGAGGCTTACCGGACCCATCCCAAGCCTCGATGGCCTCGATGAAGAACAACATCGGGGAGTCATCTGAAACACCGGGGTAGGCGCGAGCCCGCTCTCGGATGGCCTCGATGTCAGCCACGCTCATGCTCTCTCCCGGCATGAGCCTCATGACTAGTCCACGATGGGCAGGGAGTCATAGAGATCGAACTCCTCGATGAAACGTTCATCTGGATACCACCGAGCGATGGTCTCCATGGGCACCCCGGGATGAAGCTCACGCCAGCGCTCCCGCGCCTTTTCGAAGAACGCAGCACTGTACTGCTCGGCCAGCTCACGAGTCTCGAAGAGCGCCTCGACCTGGTAGTCCGAATAGCTGCCTGACGAGACCGAGTAGACCGTCCTCATGCGATCTCCGAAGCCAACTCGGATAGAGCGGCGAGCAAGACGGGTGTCTCGCGTCGTCGCGTCTCGGTGTGGTACTGCATGGCGTCGTTCGTGTCGATACCGGTCATGTCCACACGGGTCGGATGACCCACTCGTTCGTGAAGCACTCCCTGGAGGATGTCGCGCATCGTGGTCTCCCAACTGGCGACGAGCGAACCGCCGCCCCAAGGCTTGGGACCAACGATGCGAAGACCGTTGAGATAGACGCTCGGGCCCTCCACACCACTGACATGTTGGATGACGATCGGACGGTCGAGTCCATCGACCGCGAAGGCTGGGTTGTTACTCATGCTCCTTCCTTCTGGGCCGCGAGAGCGGCGAGGGCGGTCACCGCGTCCCATCCGACGACGTAGCCGTGCTCGAAGGCACGGATGACACCGCAAGGGTAGCGACGCAGGCAGCGCCAGCAGACGCCCAGCCGCTTCCGGTGGTGCCTATGGAAGATGGCTGCACGATCGATGGTGACCATATCCGTCTCCTTCACTAGTGATATGTCCTCTTCGAGTCGCTCGTAAGCCCGGCCCATGTCGATGCCATCGAGGAAGGCCTGATAACACGGAGCACCGGGACGATAGCCGGACATCTAGTCGTGACCCATCTCGAACGTGATGTCCCGATGGCCCTGCAGATATGCCATCAGGGTGATCCTCAGGATGGTCCAAGCGATCGCGAAGCCCCTTCGTCGGGGGACCTCGAAGCTCCCTTTCATCGCCTCATCTTGCCCTTCACCTGAGCTTCCTTGGAGAAGTCAGGCAACGGTCGCTTGGCGGTGCTCCGTCCCACCGTCGTCTTGGCGATGGCCTCCACGAGCTCCTTTCGGATGAGGGGCCTGGATGGAGCGTCCTTGACGACGGGGATGAGCGGGCCCATCGTCCCGCCTTCCGCGATGGCCATGAGCTCGGCTGTCGCTTCAGGGAACCAGATGCCCTCTCCGACCAGGACCGGCTCATCGAGTCTCTGGAAGCGCTTCTGGAACTCTCTAGCCGTGACCCTACGCATGGGCACCTCCGTAAGTACGATGTAGATACACCTGTGGGCAGGATATCATGGCGTACCTACGATGTCCATACGATGACCGTACGTCGTCTATACGCTGAGCACGTGTGTCCTCGCGATGTATATACATCGTAGGGCAGCTTGCTATGTGGATGCGAGGGGAGAACGGGTGTGCGGCGGGTGTCTCTGCACATCACTCGAGCATCCCCAAGCACGCTTGGTTTGGGACCCACCCCCGGCGGCCTATAGTCTTCTCAGCGGGGCGAACCCTGCCCCGGACAGCATCAGGAGGGCATCATGCCCACGCTCACACAAGCGCAGTACGACGCGCTGATAGCGCTCATCGACGCGCCCACGTCACGCCCACACAAGGCCAAGGCCAAGTCCACGGTGCGCACGTTCCGCACGCTCGTCGAGCGTGAGGCCGGCCAAGGCTTCCCATGCACGGCACCCGAGCCATGCACGCGTACGGATCTGCGCACGGCATCGGGCGCAGGCTCGCATGAGCAGAGCACCGAGCACGGTTGGCACATCGCCAAGTAGCCCACGCACGAGAGAGCCGGCCTACGGGTCGGCTCTCGTCATGTCTGCCCGAAGCACACAAGGAGCCACCATGTCACTGCAGCTAGCCCGCGACACATACGCACGTTCGGTCGTTCGTGATGGAGGCGCGATGGAAGCACGCTCACAGCGACCCCTCATCGCCGTGTCTGCCCCGGTCACGGCGCACACACACAACACAGCCACAGGCTTCGTCCGCGTCCCGCACGTCGGTGCATGGCCCACCACCACCGGTTGTCTCTGCGACTGTCACGGTGACCCTTCCTCTCCATGTGATGTCGCATCGTGTATCGACCTTCCGTTGACGTTCTAGGACGACAGGGAGGCGGCGAGAGCCTGCCTCCCTTCTCCGTGCGTGGGCATGTGCCAGGGTCCGAGGGCACACTCGGAGTACATGCTCACGCATGGACGACGTTCGTCCGCCGTGCGCGCCTCGTTCATCGATGCCGCACGTGTCATGTATCCCATAGCAGGGGAGAGCACAGCATGAGGCAACGCCTCGCGTGGATCATGTGGCGATGGTTGCGCCATCCGTTGATCAGCGGCTCTGATCTCAAGGCCCGCACCACGCCCAGGTAGGGCGCGTGCAGGCTCGTACCGTACTGGCAGCAGCCGCTCGTTGGCGGCCTAGCATGAGGAGTGTCTGATGACACACATCGGGAACGGCGTGGGCCGCATCCAGCTCATCCGCGCGGATGGTTCGTTGCGGGCCATCGAGGATGAGCTCGCATCTTTGGTCTACGACGG